ATTTGTTGTTTTTTATTTAGATAAATATTCAATTAGTTTCTCCAGTTTTTAAATGCCTAACGGCATAGCCAATTAACAAACGCTAACAACACCTAAAAACAAGCCTACGGCCTGTGTTTAGCTGCCAAGCGTTAGGGTTAATAACCCTGCCAATGCCAACCATCTGGTTCTTTTCCTGTTGTATGATACACCCAGTAGGCTTTTAATGTGTTTCTATAGGTTTCATCGTCATCCTGCGTAAACACCCAATCTAAAGTAACTAATGGTATTTCAGTCAAAAAGAAGAAAATCCCCGCAAAAAATCTTATTTTCTTTCTCATAAATTCCTCGTTAAAAATTTACTAACCCTAACAACACCTAAAAACAATTTGCCTCAATCCGATTATGGGGTACTGCAAACTGTGCCTAGCTGCCCAGCGTTATGTGCAATTCTGATTTAGTGCTTTGCATATTAATTCTGCATCTTCTTTTTCAAACGCTTCGCAAACTGGCTTTTTCCAATAATCACCATAAGTCTCCTTACCTTCTTTAGTGTCAACTACCGTATATTCAAAACAGCAATGGCTAGACGAACTTTCTTCTAATATTATATATCTTTCAGTCATTGATTACCTTTATTTTAATGAACTGCACATAACAACACCTAAAAACAAGCCTACGGCCTGTGTTTAGCTGCCAAGCGTTATGGTTTATTTCCCCAATGCTTTTAAACTACTAACAATAGGAACTAATGCCCTAAGTAGTTGCTTGTCTTTTTCTAAAGATTCCTTCAATTCTTTTGGGTAATGCTTATTTATTACAATTTCCCTTGCCATACAACGCAATCTATCTACGGCATCATCTACATCTATTTTCATAGTATCCTCAATTACGCCCAACAAACCATAACAGCACCTAAAAACAATACTTCGTACTGTTCCTAGGTATTAATATACTAACTACTCATCGCTTTGGCAAGGTTTAAATAGGTTATCTTCTGTTGGGTACCGACTAGGTGTTGGTCTTCCCTACCATCTGCTTGAAAAACCACCACGGGTATTGAGCTTATACCGACCTCAGCTATCAGATCCTCGTACATTCCCGGGTGGTCGATGTCTACGTTGATGTAGTCTGCCCCAACCTCCTTGGACACAGACTGGAGCAAAGGCTCCACCATGTGACAGGGCTGGCACCACTCGGCACCTAATTTAATTATTTTCATGCTGTATATCCTTCAGCCATATCATTCGATGCGGCCCGTTTCCCTAATTGTTCGTCTTCGATTAATTTACTCAATGTCTCGGGGTCATTCTCATCCACACCAAAATTCACCGCAGTGTATTTAGCCTCACCCACCTTAAGATTCTCAAGTGCGAGCTTGCAATTTTCTTGAACCTGTGCGGGGGCTGATCCTAGGTGCATCATAGTGTAGTTTAAGTAATATGAGTCGAACATCTGGTGTTCCACCAAGAAGCTGTGTGTACCTTCCAGGCCCAGTTCATCATATTTTTTAATCAACCACTTAGCATTCTTTTTACCCTTGGCCTTCTTCAACTCTTGGTCTAGTGTGTTCGGTCCATCCCATTTAATTTCCCCGAAGCGCATGATCTTCCCATCATTGATTGTGACAGGTGGGATATTATCCGATGTGTCACCCATTAACATCTTGGCCAGAAAATGGATCTCAGCTATTCGCTGGTCCTTCCTAACCCAAGTCATATTTGAGCAATCGAATCTAGAAACGAACAAACCGTTCAGCATTTCTTGATCCATATCTTGGTCAGTTGTGGCCATCACTACCGTCATTTCTGGATTAGCCTTAACGCAAGCATGGGCAATGTCATCAAATTCGGACCACTCAGCTTCTACAGTCGGTACACCAAAATGGTCTGCCAAATTATAGGTTAGCTTTCTGGCCATATCTTTGAACTCACGGAATGGTGTGTAGAAATCACTTTCCCACTTATCCCGCCGTTGGCCCTTATATTTGATCAGTGCATAGATTTCTTCCCACTCTGGGCATTCTGTGTAGAGATTTTTGAATACCGTTCCACCGCAGTGATCTATAAACCATTGTGGTGTGGCCCCATCTTGCCCGAATCCTACCCAGTTCTCCGTATCGTCTACATCCATGATTTTCTTTTCTGCAGTCTTCAGTGCCCGTTTAGTCCACCCCTTCTCGGCTAGTTTCTCGATGGCGATGAAGTGATTCCCAATATCGATGTAGTATAGTGCCGAGTGGATATTTCGGTAGAACTTATAGTGGTTCTTTATGTGGTTTTCCATGAACGCACTACGCCACTCTTTAGAATCCAGCCCCATGATAATCTTAGCACCTCGGAACCTGTGGATTAGGTAGTTCATTTTGTGGTACATATTGATGGCGAATTGCTTCGCCTCCAAATGTGTCGTGTTGGTCCCTTCATCTTTAGACTTCATACTGTACATGGCTTGATACCAAAATACAGACATGTCTAGTAGAAAAATTACGTTATTCATATCAATACCACCCTTCGGTATTTCCAATCCACTTACCTGACTTGAGGCAGATGAACCCCCTGTCCAACACCTTGATAACCTTGTCTTGGCGTACACCACCTTCTTGGTTATTGACTAGCTGTCCCTCTTTTGGGAAGAACTTTTGCTGAGATTGCTCATTTGTATTCATCATTGACTCCTTTGAACACCAACTCTGGGTGATCTAATTGTTTCTTGAGTTCCTTACAGAATTCCTTCCAATTGTCCAATCTGTGATTCTCACGTTGACGTACAATGTTCTGAAGCGTCATGTATGAAACTTTCCATACACGCTTCTGTTGCAGGCTCTCCAGTAACCCCATCTTGGCAATTTTAATACCGCGAGCACCTTGGATATTATCTACAGCACATTTGAAGAACTCTGCAGATTGCTGCTGCATACGTACCAGCATGTCTAGGAAGTTTACTTCTACTTTACTTTCAGGTGTAAATGTTTCAAACTCCAATTTCTGCTTGTGCATTGTAGATTCACTCTGCTTGGTGGTCAGGCGGTATGTATCTGCCTCAGACCAGAAATAGCGTGTCTCATCCACGAGCAGCCAAACATCCATAGACTCTAGGAACTTGTTGTGACCGTTGCCTTTGAATGCTAGGGTTCGGGATACCTTGGCCATATCCATACATAGCTCATTGAAGTTGCTGAAGTCCGTGAAACTCATATTAGATGTTTTCCCGTGTGACAACCCTAGGCCGTATAATGCCTCTAGGTGTCCACGTTCGCTGATTTTAACTACTGGCATACCAAGATTCCTTCAGTTATCAATACTTCATCTACTTCCACATCTGCTACATTTCTATGTACACGGGAGGATAGGACTTGAATTCCACGGTCGTTGAACGCCTTAACTGCCTGTGCTTTGTGATCAACGGACATATGTTCTGTCCTATCCATACGTACCACCTTTAGAACAGCTTTTGCTACCTTATTAGCCACTAGTGCACAACAGACCAATGATATGACAGAGTTGCCAGACTGCTCCAGAGGTAGACCGTTGTAAAGTACATCACCATCCCCGAAATCAAGACCAGGAAGAGGCATACCAGCTGCCTCAATAGCGACTCTTTTTTCCTCAGTAATATCTTGGACGGACTCGTTCGCTCCGAACCAATCACGATACGCTTCATCTGAAGTTTCTTTTCTGGTTTCCCATGATACATATTCTGCCGCCTTTGCGTTAGTTTCTTTGGCATTATCCAATTGTGTGGCCATTTCAGTTGTGCCCACGAGTTCTTGGGTAGCCAGCCAAGCATCTGAATCGACTATGAATTTTTCTTGCTTTTCTAGTTCAAGTTTAAGCTTCATTACCGCTTCGGATGCACTAGATACGTTGGTCTTAGTTGCGAGGATTACGGAGTTAGCCTCTTCCGCAGCATTGTACTGATTGCTCAGTTCCAGAATGTCGATCTCTTTAACCTGGTCTGGTTCGGCCCCTACTTGTTTCTCAGCGAAATCCTTGGTAGTGTTTTTCTGAGTACGTAGTTCACGGGCATCTTTCAATCGGGAATTGATGTCATTAATATCCACACCTTCTTGGAAGTTCACACATTCCTGAAGGGCTTCAAGTCGGGCTAGTGGTTTCATATCCGCAATATCTTGTGGATTCTTTGCTAGGGATTCAAACCACTTCTTAAACGCAGCAGCTGTGATTTTAGTGCCATCGTCCGTGGTGATCTTGATTGTACTGGTCTTAGCCGTGATTGTACGCTCCGCGAATACTTTCTTACCATTGATGGGGTCTTTAAGTATTACACGTAGTTTGGCCTTACCCTGTCCCTTCTTAATGGGGTCTGAGGCAGTTTGTACAATTTCCCACAGTAGTGAGATCAAAGTAGTCTTACCCCCGTCAGGCATACCTACGACGTGTAGGTTGTTGCCACGGATCTGAAGATTAAGCGACTCGAAAATACGGTAGTTCTCGGCCTCAATCTTATCAATTACATATTGGTTTTCCATTTTATTGTTCCTAGTTTAAGTGTTTTGCGATTACGCTTTCGATGTCTGGTGCCATAAAGTCGGCAGGTTTCAGAACTTTACCTTCATCACTAATTGCAAATGGTTTACCATCCGAATCAAGTTTAGATAGGTTGGCACGGGCTACTTCAGAGAAACACTCATCGAAAGGAATGTTCTTCCGTGCGGCAGTATCCATGATGTAGTATGACGCATCCACCAAGGTATCGGCTTGTTCTGCGATTAACCTTAGGTCCACCCTATCACCAGTTGTCAGGTAATTGATATTGTCAGCCAGGTCTGCCATGAAAGCTACACGCTCTATGAAAGTATGTGTAGTACATAGCAATTCCATCATTTCATCCATCACCATCTTAGTGATAAATTCTGTCTCAGCCTTGGTCATCACTGTCGGATTTAATGGGATAGCCCCACCCTTGGCCTCAACTGCTGCTTTGGAGAATGTCTTTACTTTATCGAAATTTGTCATCTCTATTGTTCCTTGTTTAATGTTGGTTTTCTAATTTCTCGTTAATGGCATCCGATATAAATTTGGCTACATCATCCTGAAATTTCTCAGCATTTTTAAACCCCTTACCACTAAATTTCCCAGAGTTGCTTAGGAATAGTTTTTGAATCCGTCCCCATCCCCTCATATCTAGGAGCATTTGTAAGCCTTCGGATTCTGTATCAGAGAAGAAGATACCCGAACCCTGATCGAATACCACCTTACCTATGAAGGTTGTGATCTGTTTATTGTCTGACATGTATATATCCTTGTTTAATTTGACTTGTTTTAAATATATAACAAAACCCCCTGCATTGCAAGGGGTTTATTGATTATTTTATTTATTGTTTGATTATTAGCCGTTGAAGCCACCCATTCCAGACTGTGCTGGTGGTTCAGGTGGCCCACCCTGTGGCGTTGTCGGCTGGTTGAAAGCCTGAGCAGGTGGGGATTCTTGCTGTGGGGGTTGCTGTGCCTGTGGAGCCGCTTGCTGAACTGGAGCTTCTTGCTGTTGTTGGGCTGGAGCTTGTGCTACGATTACCCGTGGCCAGTCCTGTGCCCACAATTTACGTGGGGCTTCTTCACTCTTGTCCCACTTGCCAGTTTGATCATTCTTTTTACTACCTTGGGCAATATCGAATTCAACGAAGAGTGCAGTTGCGCCATTTACAATAGACTGTAACAATCTGTTAAGAGTTGCATATCCTGGATCTACGTCAACATATAGACTCCCATCCGGTGTCATCGGTAGGACCGAGAGATCAGCACCAGCCGCAGCTAGATCCGTGATCAATTCTAGGTTCATACCCTTGTTGACTTTTGGATTTACATTACCATCTTTGAAAGTTGGATTGAATCCGTAGTAGGTTTTAAATGAACGACCTAATTCCAACACAATCTTGTTCATAATTTCGTTGTGTTCTGCTGGCCATTCAGTTGGAATAAATTCCGCTACCGTCTGGAAAGCTGTCTTGTCTCGGTTAAGACTTACGTGTAATTTTGTAAGCTTGGCTTTCACACCCTTACAAATTGGCCACTTCACCTTTCTTGCTTCACGATCCGCTTCACGTTGTGTTGCATTTGCTTGGGCTTGTGCCCCGTATCCATTATCAGTCATTATGACTCCTTTTAGATTGTTATCTGGAATATTGTTTTTTGTTCTTTTGTTTTGTCTACTGATTTTGAGTTATATGCTTCGAGCTTTTCTTCTATATCGTAGCTATCCTCATCGCAGTTTTGTAAATCGACACCAATGACCAGTCGATCAATTTTGCCGAAAACTATTAGGTTTTGACTAGCCCTTCCAGCTAGGTTAAGTTTCTTATCTGAGTAGGCATTTGACCCAGCCAAAGAGGAAGATCTTGCCGACATGTCCCCATTGTGCATTGCATGAATGTGGCCAGCAATAATAAAGTCAATGATTACCCTTAATTGTGTACTGATCCTACCTAGTGTTGATTGGGTATTCTTCTGGTTATTACTTTGTCCAGAGAAATCATGGGACATGAATACCTTCTGACTCCAACCCTCACCGCCAATATCTACTACAGTCTCTACGGTATCGTAGGATATGAAGTTGATACCTTCAAGCTCACCTAGCACCTGATCCAACATAGCCATAATCATAAAATCATAACTATTGGACAAAGAATGATCCCCGTAGGTCATCTCTTGATCTGATCTGGACTCATTACCCAGTACTGACACAATGTCCAGTTTGAAATCATGTGCCAAATCTAATATCACCTGTTTCAATAGATGTACTGACAATATACAGGCTTTACCCCGATTATTTGCCTGGGAAAGTAACTCATCTAATCTGCGGTCCGAGTTTAGTAAATCACCCGTAACGGCCAAGACCACTTTCGTTATTCCGTATGCCTTAAAGATACGCTTGGCATGTTTGACGAATTTCTTCAATCTACGTGCGGCTACCTTGAAGTCATATTTATTGTAAGGTAGGTCAATCAATTCATTAAAGTGTGGATCGGTAATCTGTAACAGTCCAATGAACTCACCATCTTTCTTAACTATGGTGGGCTTGAACTTCTTACCAAGGATCTTACCGTATTTCTTGAGCTCCTTGTCGATGTTGATTCCCAACTCTTCAATGGCATTCTCTTCACGGGCTTGGCTACGGAAACCTTTACGCTCGATACGCTGTAGGTCTTGGGACTTCTGTAGGCTCTTCCCTAGTCTAACATTTGCAGTTAGGATGTCGCTGAAATCTTCTATGGAAATCATGTTCTGTTTCCGACACTCTCTAATGTATCGCTTTACTGAGCTTACCGATATATTCAATTGGGACGCTGCCTTAGCATAATCCCAGTCACATTTATCCGCTACATTTAATATTTCCTGTAGCCTCTGCGGTGTTATCCTCAATTTGAACTCCTAATTTAAAGGTTGTGCCAATTTTAATGTAAGCTAGGGGCGGTATACATTGCTTAATCTTCCTACCCTGGAAATGTACCATCCAATCCCAATTTGCGATCTTGGTCATGGATGTCGCACTAGGGAATAGTGTACGTATCGCAGTTTTGTGTAGTGCGGGTAGTCTCACTTTAACTCTCCATGGATCGCTTTTACGTACGTACCACGGCGGCCACTGGGCCAAAGAATACGATTTCTCATCTTTCTGGCTTTCTTTTTCTTGGCTAGACATTTAGATTTGTCTCCAAAGAATACGTTCTCAAATGGATTGGCCTTGATTTCATTGAAGTTAGATCGTCTTCGCATCTTGATTAGGTTTCGGAACTCCTTGCGCCCAAGTTCTGGGGCTAGTTCGGCACCAAATGTGTAGGCCGATCCCAACATAGCCATATCTGCGGCCATTGCGTGTTTGTGTTTGTTCTTTTTCATTTGTTCTCCTTTAAGTTTAATTAGTAGAGGATGTAGGATTCGAACCTACGGTGACTTTCGCCACGCTTAGTTAGCAACCAAGTGCAATAAACCACTCTGCCAATCCTCTGTGTTGGCCACCCACCGTGGTCCGCATTGTTAAGAGGCGTGGTGGGTGGACTTGTTTAATATGTACAGTTGTATACGAATTCCCGAACTGGGCTTTTGAGGTGAGTTAAGTTGAAGTTGGTGAATGTATGTCCCACCATTCCGCAGATTGCTACTTTGTCTGTATCATTGGCATTTTTATGCTCCCGATACATCCGTGCAGCCTCCTGTCGTTTCCCTTCGACATAGCTTTGGGATTCCTCGAAGACTGTACGTTCAGCATTTTGCATAGCTTTACCTATTGTCTTCTTTTGGTGAACTCCTAGCCAACCTGCACCGTAAGACATCCCAATAGTTACAGTCAAAAATCCGATAAGTAATAGTATTCCGATTAGTGTGTTTTTCATTCTAAATCCTAATGTAATGGGAAGGGGGATACAATAATTTCTGGCTCTACATACACTGGTCGTGCTTTGCCGGTCTTCGGATCAATTAATAGTAACCAAGTAGCTGATAATCCTTCTGGCATAAATAGCCCATTGGGTTCTGCTTGTGGCATCGAATGGTATCCGTAACCAGATTGATACGTTCTCTTTTCTGGGTTACTAAATTGTGTAGAGTAAGGTAACCCGTATCCAATAGATTTACCCAGGAATTGCCCAACTTTACCCGTGTTGCGATTGAATAGATATGCGTAGCAGATTAAGTCTTCACTGTCACGTAGTTCAAGGATAGCCTTCATTGTTTTCTTCTCTTGGAAGTTTACAATTGCAGGGTATCCTATCTGTTTAACTGCTTCAGACATGGCCATCTCCGTCTTTCTCTGCATCTTTTTGTCTGCAGAGGCTTCGATTTTGCCGCAGCTTGACAAAGCCAGTATTGTGAGAGTTAGTAATAGTATTAATTTTTTCATTTGTTTTGTTCCTTATTGTTTTGTTAATGTAAATCCAGTAGCCGAGACTCGAACTCGAATTATCGGCTTCACAGGCCGAGGTTCTAACCAATTGAACTACTACGGGGTTGAAATTTATAGCGTTACTTCGTCACTGATCTCTCGGAACCCATGCCATGATTCCGTGTCACCTTGAGATAATTCATAGGTTATCCCGTTCTCACGTAGGGTTATACTTGTCACCATTCTTTTCTTGTTGTCACCATCCGTCTTTAGATAAACTATGTCATTCAGCTGGAACTGAAGTTGATAGACACCTGTGTTTAGAATGATGTCTGCGACACCTTTACTCACAAAGCTTCGCGAAGTTGTCTACGAACTTTTCAGCCTTACGCTTTTCTTCAGTAGCTGAGTCACGAATAATCGTGGCACTGTTAATGATACTTTCTTGGGCATCTGCGATGTTGGCATTTTGATCTGCCACTTCTTGGAATTGACCTGTGAAACTGTCTACCAAGTCAGCTACTGTTTTTCGCTTGGCTGGTACATCTTCTGTGATTTTCTTTTTGAACATCTCTGCTCTCCTTTGTTTGTTGTAAATTATAACAGACCCCAGTGGGCTCGAACCACTGACCTGCAGAATCAAAATCTGCTGTTCTACCAACTGAACTAGAGGTCTATACTAGGTTTGACACGTCCTAGTTCGCTTATCATGTATCCATATCCTACTACCACCGGGTTGATATCGACAAACCTTATAGTGCTCAACTGCGTTTCTAGGTCAAGTTAAATTTAATATACATCTCCATCCAGTGTAAGCGCGGCATACGTAGAAGGTATGTCACCTAGGCCACCACAGCTTTCGGTGAAGACACTGTTCAGGTGTCCCATTAGAGGATGGTTAATCCCTAGCTCACACCAGACGGAGTTGTACACTATTTCATACCAAATACCCAAGGGATTGGTAGGATATACTTCCAATAGTGTTCCCCGCCTTGTCCCAGACTACCCCCTCGGCTGCTGAAGTTGCAAGCCGATTTAATGTTAGCAGATGAGATACCGAACGCACTAGCCGCATCACTTGGGGATGGGTACGTTTCAAGTCTTTCACCTTTCACATCATATCGCGCCACTGGGATGACGTTATGTGACGGGTGGGAGTATTTAAGTAATCGTTTACGTGTGCTCTCACACTCCCGTGTTGCCCAGAATAGATTATGTGTGCAATTATTCAAGGAGTTCCCATCCTTATGAATAACCACCATTCCCTCTTCTTTTGGACGTTCACCGTAAACCAGTGCCACTAAGTTGTGAACATAGTGTGTACTGTACTTACCATTTCTCCCACGTAGGCTAACCTTCACATGGGGGCAGTCTGTATCGACCAATGCGTAAGGAACTTCACGAACTTCGCCTCTCCTATGATAGTCAACATTGAATATTTGTCCCAATTCTGACACAAAATACTGCGGAGCGATGGCTAAATCGGCCTGCTGTATGTTGCTCATAAAGATTGGGTGTAGAGTGCGTAATGTCATGTTTTCTCCTTTTCTATATCAAAGATACTCTATCTGGTTTCACTTGTCAATAGTAAACGTGAAAATAATTAAATAAAAATTGCAGACTCCCTAATCATTATGATATCTCTTGACTCACCTATCATCCACCTATCTGGTTTGTCTTGCCTGAATAGGTACTTACCTCCAGCGTATGTGCATCTACCGAATACCTCACCCGTATCGGACCATATATCATACATGGTTCCGATATCCAGTGTGGATGACATCTTCTTCCAAGCTGTGGCTTCTATAAATGGCCCACTGGGCCATTCTATTTGAATCCACGGAACTACTACATCGTTCGGTATCACACCACCCTCCCTTCTGTAGAGTAAATAGTATTTTTCATCGTTTCCATTTGATCCTCCAATGTCTCTCCAGACTTTAGGTATTTCTTCAACTTGTGGTAGAATCTGGCACCCTTGCCCTCGATCCATGTGTCTTCATGACTATGTAGGTCGATATCTAAACGTATGTCCAGCTTATCGCCAAGTACATTCCTTACGGCCTGCAGCATACATTCGGCCATATTGTCCCGTACCCATTCAACCTTATCGTCATCTGCCAGTGCGTACAGCGCATCATGTAGTGGGGAGATTAGATTAATACCTATGTTGTGGCAAAGTCTAACAGCCTCACGCATGATTACACCACCCGTACCTTGGGTTGGGAAGTTCTTTACGGACAATTCATTATCATTATCACCGAAAAGTGTCCAGCCATCCCAAAGGGTGTAGCATTTGTTCACCTTGTAGCTAACCATTATCTCTTTCAACCATTTCCAGTATCGGGGATATGTTCGTGAATGAAGTTGGATTAACCTCTTAGCTTCGGCGGGTGAAATAAGATATCCCATATCAGCAGTAAGCTTAATGGAAAGGTTAACATAACCCATACCGTATTGTAAGCCAAGAGTTGTAGACTTAAATAAATCTCTTTGGCGCGCATAGCTTTCAAATAGGTCATACTCTTCCATCTCCTTAGGGAAGAAACCACGAAGCTGTTGAATCCTAGTTTCGGATGGTCCGTGTTCGAATGTCTTTTCTGGCCACTGCTTTTTAAGTAATGGATCGAGTAACTTTTTGAAGTTCTTCACCTTCTTAGGGTCAGCACTATCTGGAACTGCCCCTGCTTTTTTGGCAAAATATAGGTACGGATCACCTGAACGGTATGCAGCCATCATATCTGGATCACCTGAGAGTATCGCAGCAATTGCGAATTCCTGTGAGGCATAATCAATCGCAATGATTGTTTTACCCTTTGGTGGCCGTATGAGGCATCTAAGCCATGCTGACATCGCTAAGATGAATCTTGATGCCTTGGGTGCGTTCCGACTAGTTTGCGTCCCATAGCTACCTAAAAACGTCCGTACGGAGTGATCAGAGCCAACCGAATCGAAGAAATCACCGTTAAGCTTAATTTTCTTCTCATCTGGTTGTTTGAACCATTTGATCTGGCTAATAAGCTTAGTGGTCTGCTTGTAGTGGTTAATCCCAGGGTATCCCACATACTTATCCAGTGTCTTCTCATCCGTCTTTACAGAGTTTCCATCGTGGTTCTTAGCCTTGGCTTCTGTTCTAGGCCAGTTCTCGAACACATCTTCACCTAAAGTGTGGAGGTATTCTACAAACTTATCGTACTTCTTGGTCCAACTACCTAGTAATTCTTTACCCTTTCGCTGTCGGACAAAGAACGGGAATACATTTTCGACCAAATCTTTGACCAAAGATTCCGATGCCATTTTCTCATTCTTCCTAAGGTTCCATGCAGCTTCATAGTCCAGTGGGCATCCTACCTGCTCCATCTTGGCAATTGAGGCTTGGAATTCCCCACGCTTAAGCATTGAACCTACAATATGATCATGTGGCATTTTGGACTTAGCCTTGATTACATTATATTGGGCCAGAAGAAGATAGGGTAGTGGCATCACATCACTCGTACAGTAGTCCATAATATTCTTACGGTCTTTGAGTTCAAATGAGTCTGGATTGGAAATGATTAGATCCCGCATAGCCGTTTTGTGGCCTGTGTCCACACACACCCCTAAATGTAGACCTACCGCATCTGCCATTGATCCACCGATCTTATTATTGTCGTCACCAGCGTTCAGTTCTTTTACGAACTTAGGCTTTTTGGTGAAGATCTGGAATCCATTTACGAACTTCCTACCGTACATACAACTGTCATTCTTATTCTGACATTGTTTGTGATCCGCATATAGGTCAATCCACTCGAACTCATGGGGATTAAACCCCAAAGCCATCATAGCTCGTGCCTCTGCAGGTGTAGCGTATCCCACCATAATTGGGTTATCCGTCACGCGACAGGATTCTAGGTAATCATAAAGTGTGTCCCAAGAGTTGGCCTCATCTAAATGTAGCCAAAATTCCCTAACATCTCCACTGGAGTCCATCGTGGAGCACGATACTAAATTTAGTACCGGCTCGGAAGAAGAATTGAACTCAAAGTCAAGAAATAGTAGACATCTCTGAAAGAGAGTACTTAGTTCCTGTAAGAACTGTAGGTCCGGCTTCTTCTGTTTGAAGTTCTGGACCAGTATTTCTGGTTTCGGTATTGTCAGCATCTACATCTCCTAGTATTTCATCAATTTTGTTTTGTGCCCAGTACAGTGTCTGGATCTGGTTCTCAAGCAATCCCTGGGCTTCTGGCCCCACTTTTCTCAACCTCTTGGCCTTGTGTAATCGTTCTTCACTGAGGGTAATTTTATCAGTGATGGCTCTCGATAATAGGCTAACCTTTTCTCTAATCATACGTAACTCCTTACAGATTTAGCTAATTTTTGAAGTTTTCTATTCTTGTGCGCCCACTCATGTATAGATTCTAGCAATAGCTCATACTCTTCTTGTGATGGTAGTGGTAGTGGTAATCTTTTATCCATCTCTTTATGGACTAACCTAGTCCCTGCGTGGATTCTACGCTCGTATTTATTGAATCCGCTGTGTCTTTTTCCTCTAGCCATTATGAGCCCCTTGAATATGTGATTACACTATCGATTATCCCGTGTTCACCCATTACTCGCTTACAGTCATCACAGCAGTAAGTGTGCCCTATTAGGTATAGAGTAGCACCCTTGGCCTCTTCTCCAGCCTTTAGGCAAGCGTCTACTTCGGCATGGTGCCCTTGCTTACAGACATTCTTGCAAAGTTCGTAACCTCTCCCCGACTTCATCCCAGCTCTAGGGCACTCGGTTAGTTGATTGTTGTGGATCTCATTGGTCCCGATTGACACCAAGATCCCGTCCTTCATTATTACGGCTACTGTTGATTGTTTTAGACAATTTATCATTAGTTCTCCTCGATTCCTTTAAATATGTGGGCGATTACATCTACGGTCCAGCCATCCCCTAGGATGCAGGCTGCCTCGTTTTTGGTTAGCCCGTCTGTATATCCAATAGGTACTGTCTGGCAGGCTTCTCTTTCGTGACTAGTCATATACCGTACACCGCCGTAGATACTCAAATCTACCTCAACTGCTAGTGCGTCAATCTCTTTAGCTGATTTCCCTTTGAAGTTTTCGTCGAAGTGTCTCTTTAATTGATTAAAGTGGTACTCAGATTTGAAGATCAGAGTGGTAAATCCAGTATTAAAATACCTGTGACACATTTTGATCGGGGTGGATAGTGGGCGTGAGTCACTTTCTAGTAACGTCCTAGCTTTATCCCTGTCCGAGAACCCATCAACTAGGAAATCGTTCAATTTCAAGCCCTTATCTACAGGTGTGCTGATGTTTGGAATGTTAGTCCAGTACAGTCGATGTCTTAGGTGGGGCGCAACTAGCTCCGAATTTATCACAACAGGTTCACACCCAATGATCGAACTAACGAAGTCCTGATGTTCCTTCTTCATTCTAACATTCTCAAGTAGGAAGTATTTAGGTCTACAGGCTTTAAGCAATCTAACGTACTCAAAGAATAGCCCACTCTTAACCCCATCTGTCCCGAGACGCTGCTTGTTAGCACCTGAGAAATCTTGACACGGGCTTCCACCGATAAGTAGATCTATCTTAGGTAGTTGCCATGCTCGTATCTTGGTAACGTCACCTAGTCTTTTATCCTTATCTTGAGGGTAGTTTCGGTCAGCCACTTTGATCGCATAGTCCTTGATCTCAGCAGAGAAGTAGTTTCCCACTTCAATTCCTGCTTTCTCAAGTGCGATTCTCCCACACGACATCCCATCGAACAGACTTAGTACATCTAACATATTTCCTCCACATCCCCGTCACTGTTCACAAAATACTGAACGCGATCCATAAGTGAACGATCCATCTCTTTACCAATCAGTCCAGCTTTCTTGTCACAGTAAGCAACTTCGTCCAGATAGAATCCAATATCATCGGAGTCTTCCCAGTTCTTGAAGAGTACCACATCTACATCTGGATTACATATGATCTGCTCACCAACCTCTAGATAGTTCTCACCTATATTTACACCTGTTCCTAGAGTTATCACCAAAGCTTTCACTTTAGGTATAATCTCGTAGGATACTGCTATTTCTTTGTAATCCATTATTTGTCCCTCTCCTGAGCTAACAGGAAGTCATTAACTACTACATTTTCTGTAATTCTCTCCATTGTCAGCAATTTACTGGCAACGAGTCTAGCACCTTTGATCCCGTGCTTATTGTCGTATCTCCCCTCTGTGTAGTTCGGCACTTGGGTGGACATGAACTTCTTGAAGTCGGAATATCTGTGCTTTTCATTCCCATACAGTACTTTAAACACATCTTGTAATACGAATTTCGGTGTGACATATTCTGGGCCAAGTTCAAAGTACTCATCCAAAATGTGTTCATATTTCTCGGTATCTGGGGTGGTGATTGAATCGAACATTCTATCATCTACTTCTTTAGATACGATAATATTGTTTTGTGTCGGGCATAGTTTTCGGTAAGACGGGCCACAGGCGGCTAGGAATGCTGGCATCTCCGCAAGTAGTTTACCCTCGATCACATGTGCACTTGTTCCGTATGTAAATTGATCCGTGACCTCTTTCGGTAGGTTTTTATTCCCAATTAATTCTTGAATCAATACACGGGATTTTTCATGTGTTTGGGTTACATCCAATTCAGGTTTATAGTTTGCACCCACTATCATTTTACAGTGGACACGCGCCATGAAGGGTGTTTGACCCTTAAACTCAATTGGTATGTTATCCCCACCCAGTGCTTGATGTACGATCCCTGTTCTAATTAGTGATGTGTTTTTACAGTCAGGAACTGTGATCAGTCGTTTACCATAAATTTGACTACCGATAAATCTAGACTGGTTCGCTACCTTGTCATCAATCGATGTGGCCCCGTCCCGAAGGAAAGCTACGATGACATTGGTTATGGTTGATTTACCCGTCTGACCATTATCGTGCATCCAGTAAGCTTGTCTGGCCGTATTGTCTGCATCAAAGATTGAATATATGTAGGCCATGAAAATCTCACGATCTTCGGGGTTGGGCATTCTAATATTCAGCCAATTAAACCATGTCGGGCAATCACCCTTTACCGCGTCCAATATGGATAGATCCGTGTAGACGAAAGCCGGTGTGTCAATATTATTGGTTATGATCTTAGGCGATTGAATTCTATAATGTATGCTGCCTAAGAAATACTCTGCAGTCTTCTTATAGTATTCAGCCAAAGTATATTGTGGGTATACTAGATTGTCACCAGATATTTTAGTATTCAGATCCCAGACTAATAATCCCACTTTACGCTTATGCTCATACCCTTCTCGAACCATTTGCATGTAGTGATGCTCCATGCAGTTGTAGGCATGGGGTGTTCCAGTCAGAGACACGAACATATCATCGGAGTTCTCCACTATACTATATACTTGGTTCTCATAGTTCTCGCGAAAATAAACCAGCTGCTTATTCTTTCGATCAGACAGGGCCCATCTAAAGTTAGCCAGTAGTTGATAATCTAAATTCGATAGTGCCTTCAAAGGCGTTGCCATTAAAGATTCATATATATAGTCTCCGGTACTGTCAAGTTTGGAACCGAACCAATCCTTAACAATTTTATGTGCGTCTTCGTATGTGGACTTCTGGTCCACCTCTTTAGTGATTAGTGAAGCGATGTCATCTATATGTATAGCCTTACGTCCGTTTGGCTTTTTATAGATCTCACCTTTCTTCACCTTATAGTTGTCGTCAAGATAGCTTGGTATTTGCATAGTCTCCTCTGTGAATAATTATAATTTAATCTAATGTGTTGTATTTGTCAAGCACTTTATTTGGGACCAATGCGCCAGGCAAATTTTGCCTCCCATAGAAATCCCACTTTTCAAAAAAGTTAAAAACTAACACTAAACACCAAAAATGAAGATAGATACCATACCATATTTACGATAATATGGCATATGATTATACTGACCACCCTCCCTTCATAGGATGGAAAAATTTCTAGACGTAGTTGAGTCTTCCGACTCTAGTGACATTGTGGCACTTTGTATAAGGGTTAATCAGTTATTAATTCTTACGTATCTCAAATGTATACTATTATATGAATAATGTCAAAGGTTATTTTACCTCTTGACAAAATAATATTTAAAGTATATATTGTAATCGAGTCAACAAAGGAGAAATTATGAAACTAGAACCATCACTTACTGAAATACAGAACTACCTAGAGTCTAAACTTGCATCATGCATTCAACGGCGAGACGGCGCAGCAGATACACATGTTGCGGCAGCCAATGGTGGTCAGATATGTGTACTTAAAGAAATGATGAACTACCTTAAAGACCATGTGGTCGATATGCCGGTGATTGGCGACATCATGTACAATGATAAAACACTGGATGAAAACATAATCACATGTACCGGACGTGTGAATGGGTACAAGGCACAGGTGGCTAGATATCAAAGATCACTAACTAAGGTCGCAAAGGAACTAGATAATCTAAAAGAGGAGAAGAAGGCACTAGAGGACATAGACAGTATTCCAATTTCAGATCACGCCTACCGTAGATACTTTGAAAGAGTACTGGGCTATGACATGAAACAGGTGGACTCGGAGATCAAATCCAGGGTCGGTAGTAATGATAAGAGATTTAAAATTGCCATACGTAACCAAGAAATTAAAACGATAATAGTTAAATACCCTAAACAATAACAAAGGAACAATAATGACAGAATTCGATAAATTACTAAACATGGTGGACGAGGATAATACCAAATCCCGAGAAATCATGATCAAGAAGAACCACGATTACAGTGGTGAAAACCCTGAAGACCCTATGGCGAACTTCAATGCCGTTGAAGGGTTACTGGGTGTCTCAGCTGAAGTTGGGCAGATGGTACGCATCCAGGACAAAATGTCTAGGATAGGCAACTTCCTCAAGGCTGGTAATCTGAAGGTATCTGACGAGAGTGTGGAAGACACTATATTGGATGCCATCAACTACCTGAGACTTCTGAAGTTCAGGATGTCACAGCGCAAACTAGATAAGCCAAAATCCAACCCACGGGAAGACGCAATGAAAGCGGTAACTGCTGCACAATCTATTGGCATTCTTACATCCGCGGATGATGGAGCAGCAGACATCTCCCAAACTTACCCAGCCAGCACTAAGTTTAAATTCTGTGGAAATACTGGTTTGAAATTAACCCTATGTCCATGTAACGACTGTTTAAAACGATCAACTGGAGGTTAAAGATGCTATTTGATAAATTTCAACACATTAAGAAATGGGGCGACCCCATGGTAAAGAACGTGGAGCTAGGTGAGTGCCTAGTCTTCCCTAAGATCGATGGAACCAACGCTTCTGTCTGGTTGGGTAATGATATCACACTACGTGCGGGATCTCGTACACGGGAACTGTCATTGGACAAGGACAATGCTGGATTTTACGCTTGGGCTCGTAGACAATCTCATTTGTTGGACTTCCTCATCGCCAATTCAGATATGAGACTATTTGGTGAATGGCTCGTCCCACATTCCCTGAAATCCTACCGTGATGATGCTTGGAGAAACTTCTACGTGTTTGACGTTAAGGTTGGTGACACATATCTACCTTATGAGGAGTATGCCCCACTTCTAGAGGCTGCTGGCATTGAATACATCATGCCGATTGCTACAATCAAGAACGGCAGCTACGAGCAGTTTGTACACCAATTGCAGCATAATACATATCTAATTCAGGACGGACAGGGTTCTGGTGAAGGTATTGTGATCAAGAACTACAAATTCCGTAACCGAAACATGGATCAGCAGTGGGCCAAGATCGTAACATCCGAGTTCAAAGAAAAGCATTTCCGTGCGATGGGTGCGAATGAGGTTGACGGTGCCAAGATGGTAGAAGAGACTATCACCAAGGACTACTGCACACAAGCCCTATGTGAAAAGGTTAAGGCTAAGATCGAGCTAGACCGTGGTGAGTGGACTAAACGATGTATCCCGCAATTAATGTCCACAGTCTTATATGATATTATCAATGAAGACATGTGGGCCATACTGAAGGAGCATAAAAACCCTACAATCAACTTCGCCACACTTCGATATCTGGTACAGGCCCAGATCCGTGAACATTTACCTGAGGTATTTAGATGATTAAAGTTATCCCAAATTATAGTATCATTGTCCCTTGCCACCATTGTGCCAGTAGAAACCAATTAGCAGACTACCGGAAATCTCAATGCACCGAATGTGGTCGAGATGTATTCCATGAAGGGCAAACGAATGAAATTAAGTCCAAGATTTGGGCTCTAAATTTCACCAATTGGCTATTGTCACCCGTTGCATGGCTGGCATCTAAATTGGATAGCATTGAAGTCGTAAAAGGTGTAGCCTTCTACGAGTACCGTGACGGCAAGTTCAACGTGGACATTAGGCGTGTCTAGGGTATTTACAATTTCAGACCTACATCTTGGCCACGGAAACGTGGCTAGGTTGAGAGGCTTTGAGAACGTGGAGTGCCAATTCATAATGTTACGTAGACATTGGAATGAAGCTGTACATCCTAAAGATCTAGTGTTGATCTTGGGTGACATCACTTTGGAGACTCCCGTGTTCTACGAAATGTTGGATCACCTGAATGGCCGTAAGAAAGTTGTGATGGGTAATCACGATAGCCCTAAACACTGTCGTAAGTTACTGGAGCATGTCGAGCAGGTTTGTGGTTCAATTGAATATAAGCGAGGAGTAATCCTAACCCATATCCCGATCCATGAATCGCAGATGGGAAGGTTCTGGCTGAATATCCACGGGCACGTACACTCGGAAAGTCTAGATGATAATCGATATGTGAATGTAAGTGCTGAGGCTGTAGATTACACCCCAGTTGACATTCACCAATTAATTAAAAGGAGTAAAGATGATCGTAAGAATCTATAGGGGATTACCTGGATCGGGCAAGACCACAGAAGCTAAGAAGAATTCTGGGTTCCATATCGAGGAAGATATGCTTCACATTAAAAATGGGATATATACCTTCAGATCTGACAAGGTTAAAGATGCGCATGACTGGTGCCATAATCAATTTATGGCTGCATTGGCCAACAACATGGATGTATCTATTTCCAATACGTTCACCCGTAGGTGGGAATTCGAGAGGTATATATATCTAGCAGAAAGGTGCGAGGCATCCGTAATCGTATACCGAATGACCGGGGAATATGGTAGCGTACACGGTGTACCCGATGACGTGTTTGCCAAGATGGAAGAGCGGTTCGAGGATTTTAAAGGGGAGATATTCATATGATAATGGATGCAGACTTCCACGGTGACGGTGGGACGTTACAAGCCATTGGCGGTGACTATACTGAATCTGAATTCCTTGAGTACGGTAAAGATTCACGTAAGATATCAAGACAGATCATTATGACCATAGATGAGATGTCAGTCGCGGCTAAACTTAGCGGTGTTAGTAGATCCGAACTTATTAAACTGGTTACTCAGACTGCGGCTAGGTTGGGTATGAAGTGAACGGATTAAAAAATCGACTAAAAAAGAAGTCAACCAAGAAACCCCGTAATGATTTCGAGCATATCTACCAATGTAGGATCATGGTGTGGAGGGATTTAAACCTCCACAACTGGCCCAATCTCTGGTTACTACACTCGATACCAAATGGTGGTAAAAGATCGGTTACAACGGCTGTGAGCCTTAAAAACGAGGGTGTCTTGTCTGGAGTATGTGATCTATTCTTACCAGTAGCTCGATGTGGGTATCACGGGCTCTACATAGAAATGAAGCACGATAAGGTGAAACCCAAGAGCGTTATCTCGGCAACACAGAAGAAATTCCTTGCAGCGACAGCAGAAGAGGGTTATCTTTCTAAAGTGTGCTACAACGATACACAAGCAATAAACTTAATTGAGGAATATATAAGTGGAAAATATAATAAGAGAACTCCAGGTTACGAACTCTAAAAATGAGAAACATGAAATTCTGGAAAAACACAAAGACAACAAGTTGTTCCAAGAAATCCTAAAGGCTACTTACACTAAACAGATCACATATGGTGTAGGTCGATCCGTGCTGGATGCCGATCTGGATAAAGGCCCGTATGAATTGACATCCAATACTTGGGTACACGTACACCGACTATTGACTGCACTAAGTGGGGGATTGTCTGGAGGTGGTGCCGGTAATAAAGTACTAGAGGTTCTACGCGCTTTCCGCAAAGATTCACAAGATATTGTACGTAATATACTACTTCGCGACCAGAAGTGCGGGATCTCGGCCAAGTCAATCAATAAGGTTTTTGGTAAGAATTTCATACCTGCAGTACCGTACATGGGATGTACACCATATTCCAAGAAGAAGGTGGACAATCTATTCGCAAAACATGATTACTTGATCTCTCAGGTGAAAATGGATGGGTTATTCTGTAATGCCGTTAATTCCAACAGTGGTGAGCTAAGTATGCAAACCAGACAGGGTACCGAATTCGGGCAGAACTTTATTGATTACTTCAAAATCCTAGAGGATTGTCTGAGTGGATTAGTATTTAACGGTGAGTTCACTATACCTGGAATGGATCGGCAAACATCCAATGGATTGATTAATAGTTATGTGAAGAATCCAGAACTACCCATAGTTCATAATATTGTCTACACTGTCTGGGATATACTAGATATCAATGAGTATGAATCAGGTCAGTCAGAGGTTAACTATGAATACCGATTAGGCGCGGTGCAGATCGAGCTAGGGAACATTCAGTCGAACAAGATTAAACTCATTGAGTCCAAATATGTACGAACAGTAGCCGAAGCCCACTCACATTTCGCAGAAATGGTTAAGCGTGGTGAAGAAGGTACTGTACTGAAAGCACCAGATGGTGAATGGGTTGATAAGAAACCAGTATGGCAGATCAAATTCAAACCTGAGGAATTTTATGACCTCAAGATAGTAGGATTCAATTATGGGAAGAAGGGAACTAAGAATGAGCATCGCATTTCCTCACTACTTGTCACAGATGCCAATGAGTGTGTTACCGCCAGAGCCCAGGGACTCAAAGAAGGCCAGATGGAAGACATCACAGCCAACCAAGATTACTACATGGGGAAAGTTGCGATTATCAAGTGTAACGGCCTTAGCAGTGATCGAGACGGCAATTATTCACTTATGTCACCAGTGTATACGGGCCTGCACGAGTCTAAATCCGAGCCAAACACATTTGAAGAATGTAAAGAAATTCACGAAATGAATTTAGGTATTGACAATTTAGAGAAATAAGAGTATATTGAAGTAGTACCGAAGAGTGCTCTCTCACTCCGGTAGTACTTACAATATAAAATCATTTTGAAACCACCTACTGCTCATCTGGGGCTTGGGTGGTTTTTTTTTTATCTATTTGAGCTCAAAATGGCACAGATCATCGAAACTTTGATCAGTGAGTATTTCACCATCACCATCCCAGTTACCACCCCACCTAATTTCCACACCTAATTGCTTTCCGGCAGCTATGATAAACCCAGCCACCATCGACAGGTTACACAGATCGTATGCCAGCTTAGGTTTTCGTGGCACACATATTGCTATGTCAACGGCCTTTGATGGGTTGTAGTTATGTTTACCCTTCTTATGGAATCCGTCAATCTTAGATCTACCCTGGTCGAAGAGGGCTTTTTGCCTCTCTGCCGATCTATGGGACTCAGTGATCTTAAAATCTACAGGGGACCAAGATAATGCCAGATTAAGAACACGCACTAAATCAAAGTGTGTAGACTTTAGATATATCTTAGATCTATTTCCCCATTTATGAGCCATTATAATAGTACCGCAGTTTTGAGTACTACATACGTCACCTGAATATCCTCAATACTGAAATTAACCCCGATATCCGAGACAATAATATTAAAGATACCAGTCCCTGTAACAGAGTGGACATCACTATTCCCATATGTGGCAGTTACTTCATCTGCTGCGTTATTCACTGCCAGTGCGACAGGGGCTATACTTGTCCCATCCTCATCGGAAGACAACACAGCACCCGAATTTACACCATTGGTGTGGATTGTAGCACTAAGCATAACCTGTACAAGAGATCCAAAAGGTAGTCCTGAATTCCAAGAAAGGGCGGGGATTAGCCCAGCACCTGTATATGGTCCAGCCTCACTCAATCTCTTAATATCATCGATAACTTCGGTAGCATTGAGCTTGGATTTGGTTACAGCCCCATCCTCAATCTTACTCTGGGTGACGGATGTAGACTGTAACTTACTCTCAGATACTGAAAAATCCTCAATCTCATTGGTCGTGACTGCACCACTGGCAAGTTGTGGAGTATCTACCGAGTTATCGGAAAGAGCACTATTGCCAATAGCAGCAGATTCAAAAATAGCTACGGCCATCTGATTGAAAGGATCTGTCCCAGAGGATGATGCTGGAACCATACTAGCCTTAGCCAGAATATTCTCACACTCTTTAATCCAAGATGTGGACCATTCGCCCATCATAGTGGACCCAGGGGCTCCTGAGGTTTCAGCTTGGGTGCGAAAGTACTTAGGATCTGCGCCCATATTCGGGCCTTCGTTATAATGCATTATTCTTCCTTAGTTTCAACGGGTGGGAAACATTTAACATGTGCAGCCTTCAAACCTGTGGCCATAAACTGGTGTTCTTTCCCAGTAAGTTGCACACGCTCGCTCAATAGATTATTCAGCGACTCAAACCATGCTTGTAATTCTTTATCTTCCATTATGAACTCCTTTGTTCCGAATAATATAAATCTAGTCTGAACTACGGATACTCTCACCAGCTTCGATGAATGCTTTCCCTAGATCAGAATTCTGCCATCCGTCCTTCTGCAATCGGATCAAAGCCTTAGTGAAAGCGAACCCGAACTTAATACCTAACTCGATTAATAAACCTTTCATATTAGGCTCCTCTGCTTTAGGCACGATGGCCTCTGTTAACTCTTTCTCCAACCTAGTTTCTAATCTAGCTTGAACCCTTCTCTTTAGGAATTTCCCAAATCTTGTTTTCATATCTTCCTCCTTAAAATTCACTTAGCCTTAATGCCTTAATATCTACCGTAATAACGCCAACACCTGTTTGACTTATTTCAAAAACCCCATTTCCCGATATGGCTTGATTAGCTATTACAAACATACCTGCACCCATTTGATTTGCTAATGTGTATGAATCATTAGTACCAACAGTAACTAAAAGTGTTACCGCTTGGCTTGTTGCTCCATTTGCAGATAGAGTTACATTATAAACCCCATTAGCCCACCCACTAAAGTTATACTTTACATTTGAAGGGGTTGATGTATCAATTGAGAATATATTTTTAGCTACTACAAGATCATCAAAGCAAGTTACCTGCTCTGTAAAATCAGCAGTCGTGCCTGTTAGTGCCCCTTGAAATTCAGCAACCCCTGTAAATACATGCCCAGTTGCGTGACTAATTGTATGCCTAGCATCTTCATCATTATCTGAGTTATATGCCCTTAGACTAAGGTCTTGCCCGTCACGGGCTGTGTGGATCGCTCCACCAGAATCTATATATAAAGATTGAAATAATGTCGTGTAGTTCTCATGCCCGACACTGCAAGCTACTGAACTACTAGGCCATTCTCCAGCCATGAAATTACCAGCTTTTACATAGCCAACCATGTCAAGATTACCATCCATGGTTTCAGTGCCAGAATTGGTAGATCGAACGTAGCTATCTAAATCCGTAGCAGTGGCGTAAAAACTTGGTAACTCACCACCTAATTTGTCAGAATCAAGCGAATCGTCTGCTTTTGCATGTAATCCAAGATAATTAGCGTTAGCGTATGATAGTGTAACCCCATCTTGTGCTAGTGTTGGATCAGCAAAATCTACCTTCCCAGTAAATGAAGCAATTGTACCAGATATTTTACTAGCTGCATTAATATTTCCAGAGCCAGCTATTAAGCTAATGTCTCTATTTAAGTATGAGACTATTCTTACATCATTATCGGCTAGATTTGATCCAATATATCCGTAATCGGTTGCGCCTTGATTGAATTGGATGTAATTATTTGCAGCAGTTCCACCAGCTCCGATCCGTAGAGCTTCGCCAACCTTACTAGCCGATAACATCCCGACCATAGTTTGAGCAGTTGCGGAGGTTTTTGAAACGTAATTACCAGAAACCTCAGAATCTAATTCACCAATTGCTGCCTGAACATCCGTACTTGATATAGTGCCAACGGGTGTAAAACTTACATTGGTTGCCGTTGTTTGCGCTGGGGCTGGAACACCCGCAAAGCTTGCACGACTTCCGTAGATAGGGGTTATCTGCTCTAGTTCAAAATAACTAGTGACCGCTTTAATCGTAACCCTTGCAACAGGTATGAACTCAGCGACTGCCTGATTTAGATCGGCCTTATTTAATAATAAAAAATCCTCTAAATGGGCACCAGATGCCGTATTGTAGCTTGCCTGTGGCTGCCACCACATCCATCTGACCTTCTGACCTTCAGCCTCAGCCGTAGCTGGGATGGCCATTAAGTAAAGATTAGCGTAATTCTGATTACCAATGTTAGACCACACACCTGTTGTCGGGTCTTGGTATTGGGCAGATGTTCCACTTAGGTGGACGATTTCTAACTCATTTTTAGCAATGCCGACCTCTGTAGCATTAGCTAATTCAATATGGGAATACGGTCCACCAGCTGCCAGAGCAGTAACCAGTGTCTCAATGTCCTCGTCTTTTAGTATAACTTGGGTAGCACCTGGCCGCCTATCTGCTTCGGTTGAGCTATCCAAGACATACCCATTAACCGTTCCACCGTCTAGTGTCTTAGTTGATCTAAAAGTACCGTTAAGGGTGTGTATGTCCTCATGTGTGTTCCATTCAATCAACCCATGCACTTCACGTAATGAGATGTAGTCAGTGGAAGACCAGTATTTTGCCCCAAATATCATTACATCCCAAAACTCCCAAATAGTATTAGACCAAGTGAAATTAATACCATCGGTAGAGTACAGTAACCACAGTTCAGGTGTGTCGTCATGTGCAGTGGATGTCCACGAAGTTCCTAAATCTGTGTAATTACCTTTCCAAAAATACCTTAGTCGCGTAGGGTGGGTTATTGTAACTGTTCGGGCTACTGCATCGTAGGTGACAGTAATATTTGCATTATCTTCCCAGCCTGTGCGTTCTTTAGATGCGTCCCATCCCTTCTGTAGTTCCGTAAGTTGTGCATATCTACCGTCACCGAATAGTCTATTCACGGCACCACCATCAGCTAGGGCATCAGGTACAATCACCTCAGTGCCAGATAGGATGATAGGTGTCGTACTTGAAACTATAAGTGGGTTCACCTTCCCTAAGTACGAACCAGACATGGCCTTAATGTAGCCACGTACCACACTAGCATTGTCTTTGAACGTGAAGTCAATGTCTTGACCAGCTAATTTGTTGTAGCCTACGGACAATGTTTCACCAGCACTCAGGTTCTTGTCAACCTTAAGACTACCACGGGCTATCTGTTCTCCAGTGTTATTCAGATCATAGAATCTACCGAAATCTAATTCTGTGAGTACACGATACCCTTTCTCATATATCTCCCAAAAGTCCACGGGTTTAAACGTATCTTTAGTACCGATACGGCTACCATTATTTATAAATAACTTAGACGCTTCCTGAATATCCGTCCAGTAGACATCTAATTGAAAATCACCTGCTGCCATATTATGGTCCTGTTACTGCTCGTACACCGCTTGCGTCCTCACCATACAATCCAGTCAGATCAATAGCGTAGGGGGACAACTCACCGGCAAATATTAAAATAACATGGGCTGGCTTAATCTGCAACATACGTGCAACCATAGCCTCGCCCGAAACTGCCCAAGCTTCAGTAGCTGTTCCATCAATTTCCACAAGTGCATACCTATTCCACACACCTAACTGGTTCAAACCAGTGTTACCCGAATCCACCCCTAGTTGGTTAAGCCCATCGTTACTTGAATCTACACCAAGCTCAAATCCGTAGTATTCAAAAACATCGGTAGATACCACAATGGTCCAACCCATATTAGCACCCTGCTCCACTAGATAGTCATCCGTGATGTAAATCTGCTCCCCGAAAATATGATCCCACACTATCTCCCGTTTCTGGGCATCTGTAAGTGCTGGATTAGCATGGTACTGTAGTACATTACCTGATAAAGTATTCCATCTAGGGAAGTTCTCAGATGTGATCGGGTTGACGTACTCATATGTTTTCAGTGCATAATTCTCTAAAAGATACAACTCCTGTGCGAACGTAGCCAAGAGCCTGGAGAACACACTACCTGAGTTATCGGCCCAATTCAATATTAGGGCAGATATATCTACATCCCAAAACCTACCCTTGGGTAGTAGACCCTTGAGCATGATGAGGTAGTCCTTGGGGGTATGTCGCTCTTTTACGACTATATCATCAATACTAGGTGCCATTATAATAGCTCCTCAACGTCCACAGAAAATATAGAGTAAGCCTGGCCATATTGGATAGCTGGCGGTGGGTTAGGATTAGATGCTGGCGGTAAATTCTGATTCACATCATAATTCTTACCATCGGAGTGTCTAATTATCCAGCTAATGATGTAGTCACCATCGGACCCTACCGCAGACGATATCGCATCCCGTATAGATGAAATTTTTACAATACCATTAGGTTCAGCCTCATCAATAAATAGTTGTGTAATATTCTGAGATATGGACGTGGCTGCATCATCTGAATATGGTGTGATCTTAGTCACAATTGTCATCTCGATTGGGTCAATATCCAACACATCAGTATTGGCACCTACAACCTCTTTGACATCCAGTGCAGCAACTACTACGGCTTTAACCGTAGGATTTACCACTGATTTATCCACGCCAGCGATTATAGCGGCGGCTGTACCTGGACCTTGGTAGTCTTCAGCGGGTAGAATCCACGCATACTCAACACCTTCCACGTCTAAACACTGTTGACTTAAATCGGGGACCGATCCTGAGGATGGGCGATTGGCCCACCTATTTTCCACTCTACCACGTAGAGCTTCTTCAGTTTCCTCATCAGCACCACCAACTGGGCTGGATATGAAAGGAGCAGAAGTCTCAAATTGACCAGATACATCATCTACAAATAATAGCTCAGACGTATCCACATTACCACTAACACCATCTACGGACGCTTCGACATCAGCGTAAACGGACTCACCAGCAGGCACTACCACATCTCGGGTGGTTACAAACTCAATTCCATCGGGATCTTCAAGACTAGTACCTACGTATACTGTACCACCACCTGCGACTAATCCAGTAACCGATACTGTACCACGGGAAGGGCTGGCAGATTTAAGCCCAACACCCCAAGTAACTGCCAGGCGTTTGAGCCAATCTAATGCCGCTGTGTCGGGCATAAAGTTATTAGGTATTAACGCTATAAATAAGTATACAAGGTGTACGGCACCTGCGAACACATAGGCCATAACGGTTAGAAACGCCCTGGAGAAAATACCAGTATCTCCGGTTAGGCGAGTGTCCATATCAGCTTTGATACGGTTATAGATTGTAAGAAGTGATGGTACGTTTTCCATATTTTTATCCCTTTGTCATGCTATCCCAATTTAAACTATATTCCTTGTTTAGTGACCCACCATCGATTCGCTCAATGGTTATATCCAGCACTAGTGTACCAGCTACTGCACTCGATGCGACTATCACATCATCCGCTGCACCTTCTTCAATCATCCATATTAATGACTCGTAAGCATACTCTCTCGCTAGGTTTAAAGTATCCCTCGTTAACTTGGCACGTTCCAGTAGCCACAACTTAGACCCGAGTGAAACCCCAAGAAGTACATCACCGAAAAACCCACGATTTTGTGCACCTGGTGGTAATTGGTCATCACTATCTGCACGGGCATCCGTAAGCAGTGAAATAGTAACTGCGGTCCAAATACCCTCATCATTCTTTAGGTCATTGTCGAGCATGGTTAAAACACCAAGCCCATCTACACCCTGTAAAAATTCTACATCACCTTCTAACATCTAATTGCTCCTTACCTTTGTCTGACCTGCAGACGATATCACAGCTTTGAATGTAATATCTTTACTATCGAATGGGCTCACCGTATTGGTCACGGTAGCTGTGATTGTCTCAGATTCATCGTTCTCCCTGAGTACCAAACTTCCTTCGGCTTTAGATTTGGTAGAGGTGGCTGGGTAATTTGCCGTAAATGGCCCTGCACCCACATAGTTACCTTCAGTAACGACTGTAGCCGAAACAGTAGATCCATCTATGTGTACCCCACTCCCAGAAGCCTTAACCTTAATCGATGGCACATCTGTCAACAATAAGATCGCCGTGATACTAGGCGTATCCGTAGACATAATTAACCCACTAACTGCAACCCATTCCATTAAGCCAGTACCTCTAAATTACCATTCAATACGATAGAAGCCCCTTGACTACCATCAATATTTATGGACCCATCTTCTTTCAGATAGATCTTAGATCCGTTCTTGTCGTACAGGCAGACTTCACCTTCTTTTAGGGCTTTTACACGATACTGACCACCATCCATAGCGATGATCACGTATCTGTCCACGTTACCGCCAATATTTACACCAACGGAGGGTGCATCACTTGGTGGGTTGGAGGATAAACCATAGTTCTGGATTCTCTCCATACCTTCACGGGAAGACCCATTAACCCCAGAGCCATTGATAAGCTGGATGTCATTGGAGTCATCAACACTGGTGCTGGTGAACTCTTGGATCATATTATATAATCTAGTTAGTATGTTCATTTTTTCTTTTTCTTCTTCTTAATGTCCACTACCGACCCAGGGGACGGTTTGTATGTTCTGCGATCCACTAGGACTACCGATGACTTTCTACCCGAATTAGTGTCCGAGAAGGTTACCTCCGATATCATATAGTTATCGAGTGATTTCCATTTATCTACTGCTAAGGTAGCTATGGAATTGATTTGGAACGGCCTGTACACACTCGCCTGCCGTTCTAATTTTGTGAACCATCCAGGTACGGACACTGTAAACGAGGCAGATTGACCATTACGGACTTGCGCCTCCCAGTTGACCCTATCCTGGACCACAGCCTTGGATACATTACTCTCAATCTGAAACACTTTAGGTCGATATCTCTTTACATTAAGGTCTTTAGCTTTGGCATTCAATGTGGTTGTACCTTTCCCCCACTTCTGACCTTTCCCTGAAACTTGACCATAGCAGGTGTAGTCCGAAAATTTATAATTATCACTGCGTGTCCGACTAACCGAGTACAGGTTTACCCCATATGTGAAATGTACACCCGGTGATTGATCCCACTGAGCATTCTCTAATAATAGATTTCCGAATTGATCAGACAATAGCATCACACCACGGGCTTTAGCTGCACGGGATAAAATAGCTGCAGGTGTCTCATCTGGACGCGCCACAAATTCTTTAAATGGTTGACTATGTTGCGCAGCTGTTCCAGTTACGAAGATATCGAAAGGCTTACATAAATCTTGTGCAATTTTATATAGTGTGGCATTTCGCCACTCATACCTAGGTACATCCACCGAGCATTGGGTTAGGTCGATTGTCTTATCTGCTGCGGCTACGGACATTGTCCAGCCACCCTCCGTGATATTGTCACTCACACCTACAACCCACCCAGTCATCATAGGTGCTTCAGCTTTTTGTGAGAATTGGGCTGTTCCATCGAATGGAGCTAGTGGATCAGTTTTAAACGAGTCTTCACTAATTACGGATACCTGAAAACTAGCACCATCGACAATATCGAAGGTGTTTTCACGATTGTTATCGCCCACTGCAATATTAAGACTGGCAGTACCTACTAGACTATCCATAGATCTGGTGATCTCTAAACTGGTCCATTCCCTAAATACAGAACCATCTATGGTTACAATTACATCGGAGTTATTGGGGAAAAATTCTTCATACATTGACAAGCACCCTCAGTTCAACACCTGCGGCTAGAAACCCAGGATAGTCAATTTTGTTGGAGGCTACAATATTGGCAATTGGATCGATATTACCATATATCCCGTAGGTGTAGTCTAGAATATTTGATACATTTAATGGGGCCACGTTCTTCTGTTGGGACAAACGGATACTTACCAAATCTAAATGTTCATTCACGGCATATCGTGCGTCACGTATGGATGAAGTAGTTTGGACAGAAGTATTGTCATTACCCTCAAGTTCAGCCAAGGTATCATTAATTGTAGTTCGCGTACTGTCAGCCTCTGCTGTAGTCAAGAATGACATCTGGGTAACTACACCAACAGCAGCAGAAGCCGCTATGAAGGTCTGGAAATCTTGGATAGCCTTAGCTAATGACCATCTAGGGTCCGAATATTTTTTAGATAATTCAATTAGCTCATTGAATCTGTTTCGTATTTGATCTGGGCTGAGTTGAGACAGTCTCTCCTCAGTAGATCCGAAATCCATTAGGTTGATGATCGACCCTATAATATCTTCAATAGTGTACTTTAGCTCAATACCTTTACCGATAGAGTTGTATATTTCCCTCTTAAACTCTTCAGCATCTGCTACCGTTTGTCGAACCTTGCGAACTTGGTCAATACCATTATTAAATACTTTCTGGGCATCACGAATATACTGGGCTGGTTTTTTATCACGGGTGTAGATATCATTAAGATTGTCAGTTGCAGAACTAATCATGGCCTTTTTAGCACCCTGAACTTTAGCCTCAGCCGAAATAGCTCTCCATGTAGTAATCGTTCTTTCTTCAGTTAAAGTAATGGAGAATGTCAACATCCCGCCATCCACAGAAGTGTTTGTGAAAGTGTACTGTCCAGCACGGGCTGAATAGATACCCTTAAACGGATGATTGAAGGTTCCTGGGCCTTTACGGTCAAAAGCTTTTTGAAGCTTGTCCCACTGGTCTAGATAGTCATCACCGACCAAATACCCACTAATCTGCCAAGAGTTATACATTTTCCCAACATCTTCATTCACCACAGCATCCCTACCGGGCATCAAATGGTTGTTAACCCTTCGGCCACCTCCATCCTGAATGTCCGTGAAGAAGAACCTTACTTTCCTAAATGATGCTGATTTTATCTCGTCTTTCCAACTCATACTAATTTCCAGATGTTGCGAGGTTTTTACCCCCAGAATTATCGACAAATGCCTGCTTTACTGTGCCTGAATTTGGGTCCACAATGATATTGATATTGAGTCCAGTTAGATCTAACATGGAATTAGCATTACCCATAGGTAATCCAAGTGCTCTCATTTTGGCAAATTCTTCTTCACGCCCTACCCTAGTATACTGTTGTGTACCCTCTGTTCTGGCCCATTGACCTGTATTCATAGATCTAAGGTCGGCAGCCTCACCCTCGGTCATTTCGGCTGCTCCCGGAAGTGCACTAGTGGCACTACGTAATATTCCCATAGCTCGTGGATTTGAGAATAGATTATATCCCGTAGACCCACGTACATCAAATACACTTTTAGCTGCCTTAGATGTCTCTCTAGCTACAGAACCTGCTCTAGTTTCAGCGAAGTACTTTTTGAATATCTCAGGGTTCTCTTGTACCCTCTTACGCATCAACTCTTCGTCTCTAAGATACATACCCGCAGCTTTTGCGTTATGCTCTAAGTTCATACCACCCTCAACCACATCGGCTAGGGTCTTGACGGATACTGCTGCTGCTGCCAATGGCACTACTAATCCAAGTGCAGATGCAAGTATAGATGTAAAACCACCAGCTATTCCACTAACACTAGCGGCAGTGGATGCAAAGGCCGCATCTTTGGCAAACAGGCCCAAAATGTATGCAGATTCACTAGCACCCTTCAGTACCATAAATGCTGTACCTAGTCCCATTATCGAACTAGTCAATGTACCAATAGCCCATGCTGCCAATGGCATAGCCATCAGTAACGGTATCAATGTACCAACAGTCTTCATAAACATTGGGGACGAAGCGTTAAATGAACGTATACCTTTTGTAAATACGTGAAGGGCTCCAGTAATCCCAGCGAACATGCCACCAGCACCCATTAGCTCTAGGCTAAGTGCTTCGATAGCGGAAACAAAGTCCATAGTAGTACCGACACCATTACTACGCATGATCTTATCCATCGCATTCAATGAGTCAACACCGGCCCCCATCAACATCTTAGATAGTTCGTGGGTGGCTTCTTTGCCTTCGGTTAATGCTCTAGATAAAACGGTAGCACCGGCAATAGCCCGCATTCCGAAAATGTTTTTAAGTGCTGCGAGTGTTTCTTGTTGTGTCTTACCCTTACTGGCACTGAAAAAGTCTTTCAGTATCTCCCCAGGATGGCGCATATTACCACCCATATCGGCTACTTCCACCCCAAAGTCCTTCAAATAACCACTAGCTTTCTTTGTGGGTGCAGCTAGTCGTAGCATCATGTTCTTTAGAACAGTAGCACCTCGAGTGCCCTGAATACCTGCGTTACCTAGTAAACCAGTAAAGAGTGCAGTATCGCGTAGGCTTAGTCCATACATTTTGGCAACAGGCGCAGCCATTGCAAAAGTCTTAGCAACCTGAGCTAGATTTACATTAGTTTTGGCTGTGACCATAGCTAGAACACCAGCTATTTCTCCAGTCTCTCCCGCCTCTTTACCATAGGCTTTCATGATATTGGAAACCCAGTCGGCGGTTTCACCCAATCCAGAGGATGTAGCTGTCGCTAGTTTTAGAGTCGGCTCGATAGCCGCAAAGATTTCGCCAGTATTGAAACCAGCTTGAGCTAAGTAACCCATACCCTGTGCAACAGCCCGGGCTGAGTGGACGGTAGTGCCACCAAGTTCTTTAGCTTTCATACGTAGTTCATCAATTGATTTACCACGTTTGGTGGATTTAGCCTCCACCATATTCATAAATTTATTAAAATCTAGGGCTGTTTTGAACATAGCCCCAGTCATCATGGCCATAGGGAGTGTGAACCCCATAGTCATGGCTCTACCCTTATTGGATAGATTTTTGGCAGATGAGTTGACCTTGTTGGTCATTCTGCCGTAAGTGGTGGAGAATTTATCCACGGCCATAATAGCGACTTTAATTGGTGGCATACCGATGGCCATGGGACTCTCCTATTTTGATTTATATCGTTTTCGCAGTACAGTGGTGGCAGCTTTTGCCCACCTACGTAGTTCTGGCGCGGTTAAACTTCCAAGGACACTGGGTGTCCAATTGTAAGCCTCTGCAATTATTTCTTGGGCTAATTCCCAGTCCCCCGGCCATTTACTAAAAAATACATGGTGATACCAATAGCCTGTTCGAAGTCTTCAAATGCGATCTTCTCAATCAAAGCTATAGGGGTTCCCGTCATGTGCGAAATCAATGGTTTCCAGTACTTTTTAGGGTATTTGCCCATATTACCCAGGAAGTCCAGTGGCAAGTCTTCGGTAGCTAGGGAGGTCAATGCACTTTTGTACACTAATGAGTCCTTAAGTACGGTGTCACCTTTCGCATTCATAAGTGGTGTACTTAATGGCTGCACATGCCCTATTTTGAAGTCTTGGGCATTGAACGCCTCAAACGCCTCTTCTAACTGTTCGTCTGTTATTTCTTCAGTCATCTTTGTTCCTTTGTAACTGAGGTGAATAAACCCCGACTAATTGCCGGGGTTAAGTATTTTGATTAGGCTACCCAATCTCCAGAAGATCCCTGATACTCGAAATCCATAGTACCTTCTGCTGACATGTAGTTACCATCAGCCGCAAAGTCTGAGTCATTCATTACGAATACACGACCGTCTGGCTGAGTTACCGTGATCTGAGCACCACGGATATTTACGATATCTCGCTCAATGTCCACATCTTCTGTGATTCGGAATGAACCTTTCACATAAGGTGGCTCAAATTCTTCCTTAGAGCCTTGTGGTTCACCGTTAGGGCCGATAAGCTTAGTAGCTTTACCGCCCGTACCCTTACAATCTACATCACCGGTCACGGGCATTTTCGTACCGTTGATGTCTAGTTCCCAATTACCTGCAATTCTTGCCATTATCCAACTCCTTGAAGTTTGAAGCCCAAGTTAGCACTTGCCACGATCAATTGGTTAACGAGATCTGGAGGTAAGAACCAGTTTAAGCGATTTGGATTACTTAGATCACGTTCACAGCGAACATCATCTTTAAACTGTTGAAGATTCTCTACGATACCTTCACCTTCTAATTCTTTGAACCAAGCTACAGCTAGTGCTTTACCCTTTCGAGGTGTGATAACTTTACCGCCAGAACGAATCTGTTCGGTACTGTTAGCCAATTTAGCACGGGCATATTGATCTAAAACCTTAGAACGGAAAGTAAAACGTAAGTACAATAATGTCCAAAGTGTGTTCTGCAAGCGATAGATATCACTAGCACCATTTGAATCATTTTTTAAATACATGGTTACTGCATTTTCAGTACGTACACCGACATCGTCCGTATATGTAGAGATACCGAATTGGCCCATTTCATTACGGTCTGCGAAAGATCTAACATCTTCAGTAGATAGTACTGCGATACCGACTAGTGGCATACGGTGTAATGGAGTGGCTACATCATTCACAGATAGTGTACTGTTGATGGTAGCAGAGGCTTCAGCAGCGGCAAATTCTGAAATAGTATTCAAACGTGCGTTATAGTCACCAAAGTTCACCAATTTACTATTACGTGCAGCAGCTGTAGAAATTACTTTCAACTCAGATTTAGATCCACGATCTCCTGTGAAGTAGTATGTATCTTTTTGAACATCTACAGACCATTGAGTATCTAGCCAGATCTGAAGATCAGTCAAGAATGTATTGTCCGAGAAAGGTCCAGAGATTACTTCGTACCAGCGTTCACCGATTCCAGCTGTAAATTCAGCAGCGGTTACAACACCAGTACCTACAGAATATACGATACCTGTGATTGAGAACCCGGCAGGGGTAGTCTCACCAGCAGAGTAGTTGAAGCGGAAATCCATGTCACCTACGCCGAGGCCAAGTTCTTTGGAAGTCAAAGTCAATATACCAACACCGCCAACAGCCGAAGCTTGAGCGTAGGCATCTGCAGTAACTAGTGCAGCTAGTGCCGCAAGAGCTTCGTCAATAGTATCATCTACAGCAACAGGTGTAGCATATCGGACATTGTTCAAATATCCAACTAATTCCCCAGAGGATGTAGCCGTACCCGTAGCCGATACTACAGTAGCCGATGCAGTACCAGCAGGTGCCGCAGCGAAGATCATATCCAATGGAATAGTGGAACTATTAAGCCTATGCTTAATGGCAGCAGGGTATGCTGCAGATCCAGCACCAGCTAAAGCGATCACTTCATCGGGGTCTGAGATTTCATATACTTTACCGGCATCGGCTGTGCCGCCTGCCAGTTTTTGCCCGATGATTAACGCGCGTGCAGGTACTTTTGAAAGACCAGCCGTGTTATTAGTATCATCGAAGTCAACCCCCACAAATGGGGATGTTACATTAGTTGGGACTCCAGCCATGTAATTACTCCTTCTTTTGGTTTACTGTAAATTTAGATCAAAGATTCAATTACGACTCTAGATCCCCTTTCGCTTCGATTAAGACTAATGATTGGTCTTCATGGTCTACAATCTCGGCTATGTATGTTTCAAAGTCTTCGTACCTGTATTCAAGCACCCGTTCTTCGTTGTACGGTATTTTGTAAGACATGGTGTAGGATAATGGCCTTGCCTGCCCCTCACCTGAATAAATTGCTACCGTCCCCTGGTAAAATACCCCAGAAGATAAACCCTGTGACGGGAAACCATTTGGATCAAAATCTGGTAGACCTTTCATTAGGTAGATGTCATCCGTTATCACATTTTGTATCTTGTACTTGATGTCATCTATGAAATCTTCAGGTGATGCGCCGTCAGTAATGGTGTTTTCTGTAATAGCTATGGATATGTCATAATTGAGCCCAAAATCTTGCTCATCAGTATTTCCCATTCCTGAAGGTGTTTCATTCTCTTCAGTTTTGAATTGGATGAATACTGCTGGATAATACTTCTCATCAATGTTTATAGCCTTACCGAGTACGATGTAGCGAACTGTGTCACCAATCTCACCCTGCAGCATACTGACTAGATAATTTCTTATAAATTTTGGATAGTTCACTAGTCTTTAAATTCCTTCAAATACAGGATAGTAACCCCGTATGAATGCTCCCAGTTATCGATGGAATACTTTTTGGCGTTTAGTATCGCAGTATCATCCCTACTGATCTCATGTTTAAACTGTTTCGTTCTCATTTGAACGTATACTAGATCATTTATATTTTGACCTAGACCACCACCAATATCTTGGAGTATGGTTTTTGTATCATCTAGGCAAGAGTATGTCTGTAACACATTGTCACGATCCGTATCGTGCAAGTAGAACATATTCTGTGCAAAATCAACCTGACCATTTGGGATAAAAACATTATCCAGGTCATCTTCCATTATCTGTAAAAAAACCCCCAAGGTATTTACTCGGACCGTTGCTGATCCGGTAAATCCCGTTGGAGGTAGGAACAAAGGAGACACTATTTGAGTCATTAGTACCCCACGATACCTAACGCATCCCAGTCCACTACCACTTCTTCATCTTGGACAGTGGTGATCGCTGCGATGTCGTGAACAGATATCAGAGTACATGCCTCTTTAGTTTTGGCATCCAGTGCCACTACTATAAGATCTGCATTCCTTTCGGCTACAACTTTCTGAAAAGTACTGTCCCCAGCCTTGAGGGCAGTACCGTCTAGACTTTTTGAGTCAATAGGTGTATCTGACAAAATGGCAGAATCGGGAATAAATGCTAGGGACTCATCGACTTCCAGGTCCGGCGTGTAGAATGTACTATCCACCAACACCGCCATAATGTCACCAGCTATCAAATCGACATTACCCGACATTAATTGCTGTGTTCCTTTCGTATATTTCCCACTCATCTATTAATCCTCAAACCCTTCAACTGCTTTTAAGATGTCATCAGCAGATTTCTCGGCGATACCCTTAAGAGCGATAAGGTCTTCTCGTGATACTTTTTTGATTTTAGCTACTGTGTCTAGACCAGCTTTGAAGAGAACTTTCTCGACAGAAGATGTGATGTCTAGCATTTCTTGTAGGTCTTCGATGATCTCGTCTTCTTCCAAATCTGCTTCAACGAAATCTACGATAATTGCATGTCCTTTGCTCGCTAGTTCCTTAGCAAGAGCAGAGTCCAGAGTCAGTTTCGACCCTGGGCGATACAATTTACGTTCGAAGCGAAGCGAATGAATCGCCTCAACTTCTAATGTGTCTTGTAGTTCTGCCATTATGATTATGCCCCTTCAGTCTTGATAACTGAAACTGAGTTAGGTTCGTACATGCCGATCAAAGGAGAGGACTCCAAAGAAATGAACATAGACTTACCGCGCTTAGCAACGTCAGACATTGGGAATCTCTTACCAACGAAGTTACCAGTTTTGAAGTTCTCGATCATACCGTAATGCATCTTCCAGTTTGCACCAGATTGATAGAAAATACAAGTATTCGCAGAAACTACTGAGTGGTACGTTCCACCTTGGTCGCGATATTTGCCATTGTAAGAGTACACTTCGGCAGAAAGTCCAACACCTTCAACGTTACCCAAGTAAGTTAACTTACCTGACTGCGAGTTAGAGATCTTAATAGAACCGTCATGTACACGAAGTTTGTCTTTGTTAGCCAAAATCCCAGTGTTTTTCAAGAAGTTCTTAGCAGCTAGTGGGTCTAGCAATACTGTGTTGTAGTCATATCCGTATGTACGGCCATCATCTGCCAAGTCTTCCAACTGACCGATAATATCGGAACTTACGTCTGACCATTTGTCACCAGCCACAGTATTTAGTACTGTCAACTCAGACTTACGGCCGAAATCAACCACGAAATCAACCCCATCACCAGCTACGGTAACTTTGCCTGTTTCAAGTGCTTCGCTGATTTGTAGCTCTTCCGCTTTGTCAAAGCGCATGTTAAGACTCATAAAGCCTTTAGCTACTTTACGCTGCATACGAGAAGCCATAGTACCTTCATAGATAGTCTCACCAAAGGCGCGATCTACGAAATCTGAAGGTGTGTAATTCTTTTCTTCGTACAAATAAGGAGTAGCGTGACGAACTGTGTCGAAACCCTGATCACCGATAATGTGTGGTCCACCCTTACGAGAAACGTAAGTAGCTACACCATTGTCAAGTTCTTCTTCATCGTACTCGATGAACTCTTTATCTGAAAATTCTTCACCGCGAACGAACATTTGACGTAGTGGCATATCATCTTGTTTAGTGATGGCAACTACGGGTAAAAGTTCAATCGGAGTGTATTCTGTAAATTGGTCAACTGCTGTTTTAGCCATTGTCAATTGCTCCTTAAGGTGTTAAAAGTGTTACAGGGTATAGATTCTTGTCTTCCATTGCAACTTTCACACCAGCCGTAGCTATTGTGTCAGTTCCACCGAATTTCAATTGGCTTGCGTCAAAAGATCCAGTCTTAGCAATTACGATAGACGCATCAGCCGCTTGTGAGTCAGCCGTGGCTAACAATACCGCGCGAGGTACTTCACTACCGTCCGAAGCAGTAGAATCACTTGCGGTATATTTACCGGATGCTGTGATAATACCCAAAACTGTACCAGCTTCGGAAACTGCAGCAGTTCCTGTAATTAGTGTACCCACACCGGGGGTTACGCCGATAACCCCGTCAAGTACTAACTTTACCGGGTTGTACGTGGTACGTACTGTATCATTTGGAATATATCCTGGGATTCCCATTATTTACCCTCCTTAGGCATTAATTCTGTAGCGGCAGCTAACAGTCCAGCAGCACTTTCTTTGCGTTCTTTAGCTTCGATATCGCCGTCATCAACTTCGATAGAACCAGCCGCAGGTAGGTCACCAGCCAATTCCGTGGCATCTGCTTTAATAGCTTGAGCGGGCTTGGCAGTTTCTTTAGCAACCGCAGCCAATACCAAAGCGGATACAGAGCCAACGTCTTCATCTGCTGAAAATTTCTTTTCATTGATAACGCTTGCTACTACGTCCTTGATAGCTTGCGGGTGACCAACAAAAGCATCGCCGATTCCCTCAATAGCCTTAATGTTAGCGTAAACTACTTCTTGTGCAGAAAGAGTTCCACCTTCATCTGGCTTTGTGTTTTGTTCTGACATATTTTCTCCTGTCATGTTGAACATTTGATTAGGTCCGTTGGACCCTTCCTGTCTAGGTTCTTTATTGAGCTCGGCCAATATAGTCCCAAAACTTGCTGTAGAATCAATCATTCCAAGGTCTTTAGCCTTAGATGCGATGATCATTCCACCTTTCCCAAAGTTATCCAATACTTGTTCTTTTGTAACTCCACGGCCAGTCGATACGTTTTCGATAAACACGTCAGCTAGGTCATTTACCATAACTTGTGCTTCGGCCTTACCTTCCTCTGTCTCAACGCTCATGCGCTTCTTAGGTGATTGAGCCGATACGATTTCGATAGTGTTATCACCATCCTCGCCCTGTTTCTCATAAACCATTACCGCGCCAATTGAGCCAACTTGGGCTGTGGGTGCTAGTACGATCTGGCCTGCTTGGGATGCAATCCAGTACCCAGCCGAAGCTGCCATACCGTAAACATAGGCCGTTACGGGTTTTTCGCTATTCGCGATAAGCGAAGCAAAGTCATATAGCCCAGTGACCGCGCCACCAGGCGTATCCATATACAGTACAATCTCAGAGATGTTGGGATCTTCCGACATTGAGATAAAGTCTCGTGTCAGTGCTTGGTAGTCAGCCACTCCCGATACATTCGAGAACATTGTAGCCTTAGGGATCAATGGGCCATCAATTGCCAAAATCCCTACGTTACCGATCACATCCACATCTCCAGATACCTCACCCTCTCCAGGTAAAGCCATGTGGAATTTCTCTCTATCGTCTTCTGAAAGTTGATACCCTTTCAGAACTTCAACTACAGTGGCATACGCAGTGGGCGTAATCGCCCAAGGTGCCTTTTTAAGTTCTGCCATAGCTAATTTATGTTCTATTGTCATTTTATCCCCATGTTTGACCACCGGGCTTGATTGGGTCTTTGCCGGTTGGTCCTTCTACTTCTTCTGCATCGTCTACTAACTCAACTGGAGCCATTCCTAATTCTTTCATCAGATCTCTTTCCTCTGAAAGCTGAACCATGGCGTTATCCCAGCGTTCACCCCAGATGGATGTGAATTCTTTGGAATGTGTAGTCAGGCCATTCTGTAATCTGATCACTGAAGCCTTAGCTTCTTTCTGTGGATCGATCATACCGTTAGCTGGTCCAACCCAAAATGCTCTTGCCCAAGCCTTACGTGTGATTAGATCTGTAAGGAATCCGGGTGCGTCTATTCGCCCTTTAACTACCTCTTCTTCCAAGAACATTTCAAACGCAGGCTGGACAAAGTTTCTAGTAAACCATAATCTAAATTTTCTAATTGTTTTTTCGGCCTCTTGTAGTGCAGCACGGGATGCCGAATAAGAAGAGTCGAATTGGCGCATTACCTGCTCATAAGAAAGGTCGAGAGCAGAACAAACTTCTCTAGCCATAGAGTCATGAAAATCAGTATACATGTTGTTCGCTCTGCGAGGATCAGCGATCGATATGTCCTTGTCCTCATCCAACTCAACAATAGTACCGGGGCCAATATTGTATTCGAGTTCATGTCCTTGCTCCTTAGCTTCTTGTGTTTGCTCACCAAGTTCGTCCGTAGATGTACCACCGTCAAAATCAGCCTCTTCTGGTGTGAATGGCTCATTTAAGCCCATACCTACGCCGCTTGTGTCCTTCACAAATACCGTGAACATTGAAGTTACAACAGCAGATTGGATCTCTGCCTCGGTGTGCGTAGCTACGGATTTTAGTGTATCTACAATAGTTGTAAGCCAAGGCATTGTGCGCCTTTGACCTGGTCTACCGAATGGTAGCATGATGTGGTGGACATTCTGTCTACCATTGGTCCCATACTTAGCAATACGCTTAGTCTCAATACCTGTGGGTCTTCCATAGGCATTGGCATCATTCGCGCCTGGGTATGAATCAGCTACATGTATAGCTGAAAACTGACCTTGTGCATTGAACTCGATACCATTTATAATGTCTTTAGTGCCGTACTCCGATCCCACTGGATCTCGGATTAGGTCGGCTTCAATAACCTGTATGCAAGTTTCCCAAGGCCATAGACCTGGACGGGCTTGTTTCTTCCAAGGGAATGCAGCAAATATATCGCCGGACTCTAAGATCGATCTGAATACAATAGACTGTAGATCATAGAAATTTCGCTGGCCACGGGCATCACATCGTGTGTCCAATGACCAGGCATCGAATCTACGCTCAACTTCTTCTGACCAAGTCTTGGCTACTTCTTTGGTAATGCCTAAAAATTTAAAGTCTGGAACTGATTGGGGGATTAAACCCGGACCAATTGTATTGGTGGTGTGTGTAGATAGAATCGCATTAGCCAATGGGGTGTTCATCGCGAGGTCGCGAGAGTCACCACGGGCTGGATCTAATTTACCGCGAACATCTGCATTTGGGGAGTTGGCTGTATTTCTCCAACCCTTCATGGACTTCTTACCGCCACGACTGGTGTCGTAACCTACCATTGATTGCTTAGGTTGGGCACCGGTGAATTCGTAAAACTTTTCCCTAAAACCCATTATCGGCTCCTGTACACGGCTGTCTTAACGCGAATACCGCCACCATATCGTAATATTTCTTTCTCTATCTTAGACAATGCGTCCTGTAATTCACCCATATCGGCCATGGTAAACTTACGTGTACCGATTTCATACTCTTGGGCACCATCAAGAATCTTCTCGATAGCTGCGTTGTATTTTCCCCACAGCTTATCTTTCTGAGTTAACATTTGTGCTTTAGTTGGCATTGTGCTCCTTAAAATAATATCTACATGGATGGACTCGAACCACCGATTTCCTGGCCCCAAACCAGGCGACTTACCAGACTAGCCTACACGTAGTAATAGTTTAAAATGTATATACTGTTTCCGATTATACTATCAGATCAGTATACGCCCCTAGACCTACGCTTGATGGTTTTCTTCTTTTTAACGACCTTTTTCTTAGATTGAGTTCGCCATGTTCCAGTAGGTTTGTCAGTATCTGGCACAGTGATATTTCTGGGGTTATTGTCAACGATTGAGGGTATAACTGGGGTTTCAGTAACAACGTCATCGAATCCACCTTCACCTACACGGTTAATTAAATTTGGACCATAAAACATAAATGCTGCAAGTGCATACCCACGAATATCTAGTGGTTCATTTCTGGCACCATCTGGGCAATCCCACTTCATTTTCCCCTTTTCAACCTTAAGAGTCTCGGATACAATACCAGCAAAGTACTTTTTATCGTAGACATCTTTCTTAGGGAAATGGCAGTATCCACGGCCTGGTTCAGGCACCCGTAACATGCCGTATACGCGCTTTTTCATCTCATCCACGTAAGTGTATGGGGTGTATACCTTATACTCTTCATGCCTGCGCTTAGGTCTAAATACTAAGCCTTTACCCCAACCAGACATACCCATGGTTGGAAATACCCTATCAACTTCACGGTATCTGCAGAAATTCGATACTATGTGTGTCAGAAACCCAGCATCGATAAAGGTGCATTCTATGTCTAATTGAACACCATCGTCACGGGTATACTTCGAATATATAAGCTCGTCTAGCTGTTTCCAGCATGTCTTCTTCCCGTTTGGTCCAAGACCTTGCTTATCTCCAGTCCACTCGGTATTACCCCAAAGTACATGATAACCGAGTGACCATGTCTCCCCGTCCAGTCCATGACCTAGGACTTCTGCTTCTAGTCTATCTTGCTGTACATCCACACCCATAGTGATACAGAGTACTTCATCGGGAACTTCGTAGTCCTCTTTCCTGGCCATTAGCCAGTTAAAGTCAATATCTTGTCCGGCAGCGTTATACGTCTCACCCAGAATTTGATTTACGAATGTCTGCAACAGGGCTTTATCGCCTGAGTCCTTGTACAGCCAGAAATCCGATACACAGCTACCCCATGATTTGAAACCTAACGGTGAGTACAGTGAACTTATCTGAAATGATGGGATACCATAGTCACCCACTTCGTAGGGGGCTACTGGTTCTTCGTAATCTTCGTGGTTCTTAGTGGACATCCAGATACCTTTCTCCAACATCCACGTCTTCTCATGCTCTTCAATTTCCTGACCACAGTGGGTGCAAACTAGATGAACCCATTTTGGCTCACCTAATGTGTCTCTCTCACGGGAGAACTGTATGAAGTACCCAGAGCCCTTAGCGTTATCATAATCTTCGCTCCACTTAATTACATCATAGGTACCATCTCTGTCAGCGTTTGGATTACAGTGGGGGCACGGGACATAGTAATATTCTTCAGAGCCACGTACAAATCCTTTATTGTAGATCGTAGAGGTTTCGGTATATTTGGGTGTGGATATGCGTAAGAACTTCCGTAGTGGGAAATTATTCATACGCATTCTGATCATACCAATTGGGGAACCCTCACCGTCAATATCGGCATTGAATGAGTCTTCTTCATCTGCAATGGCATTTTTGATAGGCTTGGATCGTAGGAAGGCACCTGAGTTGGCACCACCCATTACTATGAATCCACCTGGGTAGCCCTTTTCACTGGCTGAGTTGGTCTGGTTACCCGTACCGATTATATCTCGGGTACGTTCACATAGTTCAATATTTGGGGCTAGTCTTTGTTTGGAAAATTCTTCTGCCGAGTCGATTGTCTTCTGGCAGTACATGTATGGGCCTGGATCTCGATCCGCACCGTAGAGCATCCAATTGGTGGCAACCTCGGTTACACCTAATTGACACCCCTTAACTACCACAACCTCTTTTGCCATGGAAGAGGGTGATAGGCATTTCATTATTCTACGAAGGAAGGGGAATCTAGATGTACGCCATATTCCGAACTCGGAAGATGATTGCTGCGGCAGTATTCGATATTTGTCAGACCAGTCATCCAGGTCCAGAAGTTCGGGAGGTTTAATGGCTTTCCTGAATACTTCCAGTAATTGATTCTTTTTGTCTAGATCTGAAAAAATCGGCACATCCGCTAATGTACCGATCTTAGATTTTGATTTTACGCCTCGTGTTCCCATGTTCGTAAATATACTACATGGGAACTAATCGGGGCTTTTAGGCTGGTCGGTATCCTTCAAACGCATCCGATGGCCATGTATATCCACCAGCGTTCCACATCCCATCGGACCCAGCACTCGATATTTCTAGTACTGTGTCACACAGTGGGGTCATACCTGACCCAGACCAACCGTTAGGTATTTTCGGATTACCTATGCTGTTTAACCCATATACCCTTAGTAGTTCTCCGAACGACTTAACCCTAACTGTATCCCCTATCTTGATCTCAGAGAAGGTAGCCATCTTTGGATCACCAGTCTTATCGACCTTAGTTACTACCAGATTACCCAGTGCTAGGATCTTCTTCTTGGCGGCCTTGGTGATTGTGTAGCCCGAGTAGTCCTTCAGAATTGCCGCTAGGATCTCTTCAGCAGATAAGGTGGTATTTACTGTTGTGGTTGTTTTAGGCATCATGCACCTCCAGGCATCATGCGCTCTAGTGCATCGGGTGAGCGTTGAAGTGCTTTCATGGCGATATCTAAGTAGAATGCCCGAACCACTTTTTGGGAGATGTGATCCGTTGGGTAGAGTACACCATCAGCCGACATCGACATACGTGCGTTCACGGATAGTTTACCAATCTTTTCTCCCAGAGCTTCCATGTCGATACCGACACCATTTGCAGCAGCCAATCCGTCTTCAGAAACTACCATTTGAAACGCGATAAAAGCATCACATTTTTCGATACCTTCGATGGCTGATTTCTTGGCTTCTTTCATATTATTTACTGACATAGTTTTGTTCCTTTTGTTGAATGTCTATTCCAAATATAATCTATCCGATTTCTATTGTCAAGTACTATTACCACTCTCCACGTTAAAACACTCTTTATTTCTTCTTATTAATATTTAAGTTATAATTAGTAGTAGTATAAATAATATAGTGAATGAAAAAGGGCATTCTAGCTAGGAGAGTGGTAATTGGGTGTTTAGCCTAAAATTCCTCAAAAAGTGCCGATCTGAGCTTACATTATCCATGTTTGTCGAAAATAAACTGGTTTTCGCCTATGTGAGATTGAGACCCAGTCTCCGCGTGTCACAAGTATGTCACAAGAGATTGAGACGTTGTGTCAGAGACACGTTCAAATTATTTTCGCCAGCTTTTGACCTTTTTTAGGGTGATACAGTGTTTTCTGTGGTTCTGTGTTCCAAAGTGCGAAATTCGTAAAAGTGTAAAACTCAAAAAACTAAATAAGTGCTGATCTGAGCTTACATTGTTAACATTTATTGAAAATAAACTGGGATTTTATCATTTAGACCACCCTAAATGCGAAAGTGTGGAAATGGATTAGGATGGAGTCTCAATTTGAGAACTTTTCAGAATTTAAGTAGCCTCAAAAACCCTAAAAGTGGCCAAATTGAGCCCCAACCAAAGCCGTTTGCTAAATTTTTATCATTTAGCCGTGTCTAAATGCGAATCTGGGACATCTGGTGTATTTGCGTCAATGTAGTCCTCAATACCCGATAAATTCTCCAAAATCTTAGCGAATTCTTCGTCCAATATTTGGTCACATTTATGGTTAGTATTTGCCGCCGAAAGTAGGGGTGACATACGTGGTTTTGCGGAGGCCATTGACTGTTTAATTCGACCAGCTAAATCCGATAATAATGACACGATATCTTCTACAGGGGCCACCTCATTCTGTAGGACTTGGAGCTCCAAAACCTTCTTCTTGGCGTTGGTTTCAGAGAGCAGAGTGTCCCAATCTTTTTTGGTTTTCTCCTCAGTTCCGTCTGGTTTGTAATCCTCCGGAAGACCCTTTTCTACATTCTCGAACCACTGAGGTCTTTCACCGTAGGGTCGATTTCTGAGGTACTTCATTAATTCATCGTTGTGGATATATAGCTTCTTGGCCTTAGTATTTGGAGCTACTACCCAGCGTAAATTCTCTAGGTCAAACTTACCATCCCTACGCATATTGGACACATTCTGCTTGGCGCAGTCGGATCTCTCAGCAAACATAGGTCGGGAAATATACCCAGCAGGTACTCGGGTGATTACCGAGATACCTTCATGTTGTGGTGGTTTCTTAGCCATTATAGTTTAATTCCCTTTTGGTTTCTGGATAGGAGGTGGAACAAATCTCCAAAAATACCCATACGCCGATTTTATTTTCAAGTGGCAACATGCAGATATACTTTTATTCGCATGTTTAGATAGTTTCATTTGTTTAGCCGCTTCACTAGCACTGGGAAACTCAACAAAATCACCACTACATATCTCTATTCCTAATACTGGTTTTCTTTCTTGATTACTGGTACTTAATCCAGTGGAAAACGCATGTTTTATATTATCAGAGCAAGAGCACCATTCTAAGTTTTCAGTAAAATTATCAGATTTTACCCCATTAATATGGTTCACTTGTGGAAGATTTTCATTATTGTTTAGAAAAGTTTCTGCCACTAATCTATGTACCGAATATTTCTTCTTCTTACCCGACACCCCTAATCCTAGACAAATCCTACTATACCCTTTTCTACATGAATCTTGCTTTAATATCCTACCAGTTCTCTCATTGCGAACTCTGCCTTTGTTGGATATTCCATATTTACCTATAAACCCAGATATAGGCATGAAAAATTCTGGCTTTCGTCCAGTCTCGGCCCCATCTTTCCCGCTTAGTGTGGTGGTTTTCATTTCCAAGAGTCCCCGACTTTCATCATTTTTATTCTAGGCTTAGGTTGGCCAGATAGGCACCAAGATTGAGCCAACGCTGTTACTCTTCCCAAACCTTCTACCACTACAATGGTCCCACATTTAGGTTTATTTTCAAGACCATCTCCCCTTTGAGTAATTTTCATTTTAAATCCTTTGGTGATTTAAAGTCCAATCGAATAACCATCGATTCCATACCATCCACATGGATAGTCTGTTCTTCGAGGTATCGTATTTTAGCTTCCTTTACAGCTTGTAGGACTTCGTCTAATTTCAGGAGTTCCTGTTTTCGCTTCTTATATTTACAGGAATACTGCATTTTCGCAATCTTAGCCATAAATAGCAATTCCTCGTACAATGGCCAATATAATCGCAGAAACTGCCACTAATGATCCAAATATGAATAATCCGAACTTAATTAGGCTTCTTTTGAATTTTCTAGCCCAATTTGTGTAACTTATCCTCATAAATGAGACATTAGTTCTCGAGTAAAGATGATACGTACCATCTCCATGTTGTACAATAAATAGGCTCCCGTATGACCAACCCGTGAATATTTTACGTTTTGGGCCATCTAGTAGCTTACAACCCGAATCTAGGATTGGGGAGGTCTTCACCTCTACTGGTTTGTAATCTGCGGGTAAAATTGTCTCGGCCCCAGCCTTACCTAGACCTTGCATGATCCATCGATCAATATCCGTATCTTTACGTAATGTACCCACGATTACTTGGTGGCCACTCAGGCCATGGGCAAATAGGGGCTTCTTGGCAATTGACATCATAGACATTTCTCCTGTTCTTCGGACGGGTCTAGCTTAAATACGGATGTAATCACTATGTCACTACCGTCACCGCCATCAAGTAGGGTACATACTCTACTGATTTTATCCTCACTAAATCTATCACCAACAAATACACTGTGGCCCAATTGACCATCACGGCATTGATAGGACACTAACCACCTATTCAAGTACCGTTCCGGTAATACTGCAGCATTGTTGGCTTCTTCTGTTAATTCTTTGTAGTTCACACTAAATAACTCCTAAATTCTTCTGGCCATGGGCAGCCAGTCTTCTTATGTTTATATCTGCCGTTAAGATGTAGCCTCCCACATAAACTAGATCCTTCACGGCCAAAAGTCAAGATATTTATGAGGAAACTTAATTTGTGCCCGAATAGTTTATCAACCTTCATTAGCATTAGAATAACCACCCCACTACACCAATCATTGTGGAGAGCATGCCTACGGCCACTGACCACTTGAAATACTTCGAGCTGTTGTCCGAGATTAGCTTGTACTTCTCGACCAACTCTTGGGCACGACCGATCTGTGACTGGAAATGCTTGTAGGCTTCAGACTTGGAGTACATTTTAAGTTTATCGAATCTACTCATATCCGAGTTGTACCAAATTAGCCCAAACACTTGATTACATACCATACCCTCTTCCATGGCTTCTGTGATCAAATCACATTTCACATCTAGAGATTTGTCATTCAGATCGATGTAGACTTGTAGCTTATCCTTCTCAACATCGAGTAACTTATCAAAGTTCTTCTCGATATCCCTCAGACGGTCAAGCTCTTCTAGTGGGATTGTTGCACTTCTCATACTGGAACCTCCGTGGATTTCCAGGCTTTATCTGTGGGTCTATCTTTATATTTATCAACCAGTTCAGCCACGAATACAATTCCACATACTTTAATTTGGTCGGTATTTGGATTCACACCCTCAACTACGTGCGTATAGTCACCCACACCCATAACTACCAACTTATCTGGAATCTCTACCCACTTCCCTGCCAACTCCTCAGCGGTCATTCGGCGTGTTTGGGGTTCTCGACAATCCCATACGCGCTCATTGGAATTGAAAGTGTAGCTTCTACCACAGTCACAATTGAATGGGAGTAGATGTGTGTCGAAATGATGTACACCACACTTACAGTTGAATTTCCAGCTGACCGTGACTTCACGTTTCATGTCTTCGCGATAGGGTGACACATCACTGGCTAGGAAGTAATCACCATGAACATCACCTTCAATCTCAGATAGCATTATTTCAGGGTAATCCCCTACAGGTTTCGTTAGTACAACGTACAGGTACGGTTGATTGAGAACCTTGGCACCCCTCCACACAACGCTAGAGTTCAACCCCTTGACACGTCCATCTGCTGTCTTTCGATGCGGTACTACTTTCATTCCCAATTTAATATCACTGTGTTCCATAATTACTCCTCTAAAGTTTTCACTGCTAATTTCGCCCACTCCGGCCACACACCAACGTATAGTTCATAATTGTCCCACACCCTGCCGTATCTAGTACCCTGCCAGCAGAAGTTCTTTTTGTCGGCACTATTGTAGAAACCTAGTAATTTGGCAGCCGTGTCTTTATTGTCCCAACACCAGACTAGATCCTTGTCGCGTAAACCGATACCCTCTTCTTTGGGTACTTCAAATGGCCTCCAGAATAGTACGGGATTGATGAAATCTTCATGTACTCTACCGTCTAATTGGTATGACCCCGAACTCTCATCATCGAAAACCACATTGATAGGTGTTCTGGGGTTAAGATCAACATTATCGATTACACCCCAACCGATCATCATGTCCCAAACTTTGTCACCGACTCTTGCACTTGCAAACTTTTCCATAATTACTCCTCGACCCTATTAAGTGGGTGGGTTGTCTAGTTGTAGGTTCACGACAATGTTACGCCAGAAAGTGTCACCTTCGGGGGAAGATTCCCAGATGAATACTCCGCCCAATCCAGCCTCTACGATGGCATCTATATTACACCCCTCGGTATCCAATCTATTTTGGATTTCCCGATCCAACCCAGCTAGTGCTTTGGCCTTATCTTCGTACGTGATACTACTTAGTGACTCAATCTGTTTGTAAAGTTCTGTATTTTTAGGCATTCTAGCCTCCTTTTAATTTTGACTTGTTTCAAATATAGTCAAAACCTGCACGAAATGCAAGGACTTTGTTGAAATTTAATCATAAAGGGGTAAAAGCCGTTTTCGAATTGCGCAAATTGGGGAGCTGGTGACTTGCCGTTACC